GTCAGGTTGAGGCTGGCGAACTGGTGATTGAAGAGGCTGAGTGATGGAAATATCACACCTGATTGATACACTTCTTAGCGTCATCATTGCAGGTGGTGGCTGGATTCTTGGTAGCGTTAGTGCGGAAGTCAAACGTGTTGGTATCTTAGTAAATAGAACACGTGAAGACTATGCAACTAAGATGGAACTTCGTGACGATATGAATCGTGTCATGGAAGCTTTGCATAGAGTAGAAGATAAACTTGACAAAATATTGTCTGAAAGAATAAAGTAGTATATAATATAAAGAAATTTCAATTATAGGAAGAGATAAATGGCATCTACATATACATCAAGAATACGATTAGAAAAACAAGCTGATGGGGAAAATCCAAACTCTTGGGGTTTGATTATGAACCAGAATGTTATTGACTTAGTTGATGAAGCAGTTGCTGGCTATGCTATTGTATCAGTAAGTAGCATACCTGTATCTCTTACATCTAATGATGGTGCAACAGATGAAGCAAGAAATATGTCTCTTGAACTTGCAGGTACATTAACAGCAGATGTAACTATTACTATTCCTTCTCAAGAGAAACTTTATTTTGTACGTGAAAACACAACTGGTAGTTTTGTAACAAAAGTAAAAACTGCGGGTGGTACTGCAGTAGAAATCCCACAAGGAACTAATGTTATGGTTGCTTGTGACGGTACAGAAATTTATAAAGTAGAAGCACCTACATCTGTATCTGCTTTTACTGCTAATATCTTTACTGCAACAAGTATTACAACAAGTGTTATTTCTGCAACAAACTATAATTTTGCTAACTGGACTGTAGTAGAAAGTGGTGGTAATCTTTTCTTTCAGACAGGCGGTGACAGCAAAATGAAATTGGATTCAAGTGGAAACTTATCTGTAATAGGTAATATAACAGCATACGCAACTGTAACAACGGCATAGGAATAATAACATGGTGTTACCTGCTTCTGGTCCTATTTCTTTAAACGATATAGCAACAGAATTTAGCGATACCCAACCAAACTCTATAAGTGAATTTTATAGAGATGGTGGGCTTGTTCCTAGTCAAAAAATTATTGATGCAACAGGCAGTAATCTTTCAACTCTTTCTGGTACATATGCTCCAAAGTGGCAGGGTGGTAGTCTTCCAAACAATCTTCAAGTATATCAAGGAACGTCTGCAGAACCATCATCTCTTAGTACTTTGGCTGGAGCAGATAGGTACTTATCAGATGGAAGTTTGATTAGTGAAAGCCAACCTGATAACTTGTATCCTACATTTACTAGCCAAAACAATGGAACATGGACTGCTCCCTATGCAGGAACTGTTCACATTATTTGTGTTGGTGGTGGTGCGTCCAGTTCTTATTGGGGTGGTGAAGGTGGTGACAACGGTGCTGGTGGTGGTGCTGTGTATGCTACAGCCTCAGTTTCTAGTGGAGCAGTTTTAACATGGTATGCTGGTGGTATGCCAAGTGGACAACCTTTAGGTTCAAATGATGGTTCTGGAAATGATGGTGGTTCAGGTGGTGGTGGTACATCACGAGTAACTGGAACTAATAGCAGTGGTACAGCATTTACTGTTAGAGCATTGGGTGGACAGTATTCACCTTTCTCTTGGATTTGGAATCAGGGTACATCTAGCGCACCACAAGTTAATAGCCGTAATAGAACTCTTGGTGGTCCTGCATATGCAACTGGTGGATGCACCGAAGTAGCAGCCTATAGCGGTGCTGATGGTTTTTGGTGGGGTTCTGCAGGAACAACTGTACCTAGTGGTTGGGGTGATTCTGCATTAAACAGTCTTATTACAAGTACTACTACATGGAGTGGTCATACTTCAAATGGATACCGTAGCCATTCTGGATATACAGATTTGTCATTTAATAGTAGCACAGGTGCGCTAACTACTGGTAGTGGTGGATGGGGTCAGGGCGGTCAGAAACAAAACAACAGTGACGGTACTGGTTCATTAGGCGCACCGGGAATTGTGTTTATATGGATGGACCCGAAAGAATATCAAGATATTAATCAAGATGTTCCAACTTCTGGTGTAATTTCTTTTTCAGATTTTTATAATGGGGAGAACGCTTAATGGCAACTAAATATGCTAAATTAAATTTTCTTCCCGGATTTCATAGGGAATCTACACAATATGCAGAAGAAGGTAAATGGTATGATGGTAACCGTGTAAGGTTTCGTGAAGGTAAACCAGAAAACATTCGTGGTTATCAAAAACATAATACAGAAGCATTAAATGGTATTCCTCGTGACGTATTACAATGGGCAGATAATGATACACGTAAGCATCTTATTCTTGGTACTAATGAACAAGTTTATGTAGAAAAAGATTCTACACTTTATGATGTCACTCCTATTGTGTCAGTTGTTTCTGCATCTGATGTTTTCTCTACAAATGCAGGTTCTACTACAGTATCAGTAAACATTACAAACCACGGCGTTGAATCTGGTGACCGTATTATTATTCAAGCTGCTGCTACAATTGGTGGTAACATTGTACTTACATCCTCTACTGCAGGTGGTCCAATCTTTGCGGTTGTAACTGCGCCAGACATTAATAACTTTACTATTACTTCAGATGTTACTGCAACAGATACTTCTGCAACGGCAGGTGGTACTGCTGTATCGGTAGCATTTCTTTTAGAAAACCAATTGTCAGATAGTATTCAAGGTCTTGGTTATGGTGCTGCAACATTTCAAGCAGGTGCATCTATTACAGGACAACGTGCATGGAATGACGAAGCATCTGAATCTGGCTTTACATTTAGAGGCGCACAATGGACCTTTGACAACTGGGGTGAGGACGTTATTGGTTTAAGACGTGGCGGTAATATTTACTATCTTGATGTAGATATATCTACTACACCAGAACGTATGAAGCCTGTAACAAGTTCTACTGCTGCGCCATACATTACTGCAACTGATGCACCAAGTCAATCTAACTTTCTTATTGTGTCACCTAATGATAGACACGTTATTTGTTATGCAACAAATGAATATGCTACTGGTACATTTAACTCTATGCTGGTACGTTGGTCAGACCAAGAAGACTTTACAAATTGGCAACCATCTATTAATACTACATCAGGTGAGACTATTCTTGCTGACGGTACAGAAATTATAGGTGCTACACGTTCACGTAACTCTATTCATATCTGGACAGACAATGCTATGTATACACAGCAGTTTGTAGGTCCACCATTTATTTTTAACTTTCAACAAGTAGGTACAAAATGTGGTCTTATTGGCCCCCATGCTGCAGTTGACTATGATGGTATTTCATACTGGATGGGTGACAATAACTTTTATGCTTTTGATGGTCGTGTAAGAAACCTGCCATGTACAGTTCGTAGATACTTGTACGATGACTTTAACATGACAAATAAAGATAAAGTATATGCAGGTGTAAACTCAGAGTTTAAAGAAATTATCTGGTTATATCCAAAAGCAAACTCTACTGAACCTAACGCATATATTATTTATAATGTAGAAGAAAGAACATGGGTCTATGGTGATTCATTCTTTACTACGTTTAGAGACAGAAAGATTTTTGATAATACAATTACTACTGGTGCTGTATCTGCTACTGCAAGTCAATACTTGTGGGATAATGAACCTGATGGTATTTATACTGGAGATGGAAAAGCCTTGTCATCTTTCCTTGAATCTGCTAAATTAGATATTGATGATGGTGATAACATAATGTTTATGAATCGTATCATTCCTGATTATAGTTTTGATGCAGGTAACTCTGTAGAAGTATATATTAAAACAAACGAATATCCTGCTTCTTCTGACATAATTAAAGGACCATATCAAATATTTGACACAACAAAAAAGATAAACTTTAGAGCAAGAGGCAGACAAGCATCTGTTCGTGTGTCAGGTACTAATAGTGGTTCATGGCGTTGGGGTTCTATGCGTGTTGCATTACAACCTGATGGTGAGCGTTAATGGCTAACTATCCTAACCTGCCTATCTACTTACCAAGAGATGCAAGCCCACAACAAGTATATGACACAATTATGTCTTGGGCTAATCAGTTAGCACAGGAACTAGACCTAAGAGATAATGTAGTAGATGCAAGACCTTCAACAAAAGTCTATGCAGTTGTTACTGTTACAGAAATTGGTAGACCAAACCCTGGTGATATAGCCTATTCTAAGGGTGAAGAGAAATTTAAAGGCTATGTAAGCAGCACAGGATGGGTGGATTTAAACTAATGGATAACAAAAAGTATTTTGATTTGCTGAATAACGGTACATTTATTACAAATGTTAATAGCGGTATTGCTCAACCAAAAGATTACTTTGGTAAAAAAGCCAATTCGGGGCTGGCATTACAGCAAAATTCGGTGTATAATAATATTAGTAATTTTCAAGCGGATAATACAAAGGCGCAATCAAACTATATGACGCCAAATAAGGTAATGTAATATGGCATATTTAATCAACAAGCAAGCACCTAAATCTGGATTAGCCAATTTACTGGCTATGAAAGGTCGTATGGGAGATACAGAACTTGTACACATGACAAGGCCAGAGGTTGCTGCACTACAGTCTATGGGCCAGTTGACTGTCAACCCATCAACAGGTTTGCCTGAAGCGTTTAAACTTAAAGATATTCTACCGACATTGGTTGCTACAGGTTTGAACATTGCATCTGGTGGTACATTAACACCATTACAAATGGCTCTTGCCGCTGGTGGTGCGTCTTTGGCTGCAAACAGAGGTGACATTGGTCGTGCCGCTATGGATGGTCTGATGGCATTTGGTGGTGCTAAGATTGCAGGCATGATTGGTGGTGCAACTCCACCAACTGATAAGGCTATTGAAGCGGCTAAAGCAGCGGCTCCAGATGCTGTTGCGGCAGCAAGAGTTGGAGTAGACCCTGGACTTGCGTCTCAAAAGTTTACTGAACAAATTTATATAGACCAAATGACAAAACCAACACCATCTTTATTTGCTAAAGGAATAGAAGCAATCGGTGGTCCTAAAGCCACTGTTACTCCTGTACAAAAAGCATTGATGGGTAAAGCGGCTGGTGAAACTATAGCACCTCTTACTGGAGAAACACTTTATAAAGTAGCAGGGGCAGAAGCCGCTACACCTCTTGCGGCAACTCTTGCAGGTGTGTATGATAAGCCTAAGATGCCAGAAATAAAAAAGGATGAACGACTTGTAGTTGACCGTCCTCGTGAAGAAAGCATGGAATATCTTTACAAAGATGAACCATTGACACAAGAACGGATTAAGCAAGCATTTATTTCACAAGGTGCGCAGGGTGTAGACCCATTGCAGTTCTTTAAATACAGATATACACCTGCAACATTTAAAACAGTACCACGTAATGAGGGTGGTAAGATGATTGAAAATGCTGCAAGCACTAACGGTGGTGGTCGCTTTGCAGGTATGGTAGAAGATAGTGGACGTGGTGATGGTATGTCAGATAATGTAGCCTTCCGTGTTAAGGGCGGTGGTAACATTGATACGGCACTGCTAAGTCCTGATGAATATGTTATAGATGCTTATACGGTATCTGCACTTGGTAATGGCTCTTCAGATGCAGGAGCAAGAATACTTGACGAATTTAGGGAAGAGGTTCGCAAGAAAGCGTTTGGCAAAAAGAAACAACCTAACCAGATTAACGGAAAGAAAATAGCCAAATCATATGCTTGATGAAACTCTAGTTGGGGTCAATGATGTTGACCTTGTTTGGCCTGTTGTAAAGCCTATGCTACAACGAGCCATTGATTTTAATGATGGAGACTTTGACAGTAACTTTGTGTTGTCACGTCTTCTTAATAGTACGATGCAACTGTTTGTAGGTTATAACCCAAAGGAAATAGTCTACGCTGCTGTTACAGAAATACTACCATATCAGAAAAGAAAAGCACTGCGTATTGTGCTGATGGGTGGTAAGGATATAGATAGTTGGGTTGATACTGAAATATTTGAAAGATTTGCAAGGTCGCAGGAATGTGACAGAATAGAAATAGTAGGACGCAAAGGCTGGATAAAAAAGTTAGAAACACGTGGGTATAAACAAACTCACTATATAGTAACAAAGGAAGTAAAAGATGAGTAAAGGTGGCGGACAACCTGCAGCAACTACACAAACAACGACTTCGGAGTTCCCTACCGAACTTCGTCCGTATGTTACAGATATTCTGGAACGTGCCAAAGGACAGATGGAGCGTAAGGAAGAAGAAGGCTATCAGGCTTATACAGGCCCACGTATTGCTGAATTTGAACCTGAACAGTTAGCATCACAGCAAGCCATTCGTGAATTTGCTGGTAGAGGCGTTGCTGCAAGTCCTTATCTGTCTTCGGCACAAACTTATTACACGCCTGCTCTTGGTCTTACACTAGGCCAAGCAGAACAGTTTGGTGCGCCACAAGCCGCACAATATATGTCACCATATCAGCAAGCCGTTATTGACGTTGAAAAGCGTGAGGCTATGCGTAGTTTTGCACCACAGATGCAACAGATTGGTGCGCAGGCTGCACGTGCAGGTGGCTTTGGTGGTTCTCGTCAGGCTATTCTTGAAGCAGAAGCAGGCCGCAATCTACAGCAACAGTTAGGTGACATTCAAACACGTGGTCTTCAGTCTGCCTATGACCGTGCGCAAACCGCTTTTGAAGCACAAAAAGCACGTGAACGTGGTGCAGCAGGTACGTTGTCACAGATGGGTGCTGCTCTTCCTGCACAGGCTCTCAAAGAAATTGGTGCATTGCAAGCCCTTGGTTCTGAACGTCAACAGATGGCACAACGTGCGCTTGACCTTGGCTACTCACAGTTCCAAGAAGAGCAGATGTATCCAACTCAAACACTACAAGAATATCAGTCTATTATTCGTGGCTTTCCTTACACGCCTTCTACTTATAGTACATCATCCTATATTGCTCCACCAGCAAGCCTAGCACAAAATATTCTTGGTATTGGTACTGGTATTGCAGGTCTTGCAGGAGCCTTCGGTGGATTTAAAGAAGGTGGTACTGTTCGATTACAAGAAGCAGGTCCTGTATTACCTTTCCAACAAGGTGAGCGTAGAGTTATTTCTAAATTTGGTAAAGAAACACAGTACGAATTTAAAGATGGTGAATGGTATCGTGTAAAGGACGATAACACACTTGCAAAGTCTCCTGCTTCAGGACTTGTTCGTGCTAATCTTATGAATGTAGATGAAGAAGGTGTAGCAGAATCTGGTATTGTTGCAACAACAGAAAAGCCTTTGACTATTGGTGAAGACCGTGATATTGGTACAATGTTGTTTGGTCCGCCAGAAGAAACAGATATTATTATTCCATCTACAATGCAGGCTCAACCAAAAGTTACAACTACAACAGAAGAAATAACACCTGAAGTTGTTACTAAGGCTGTTGAGACTATGACATCTCAAGCACCTACAGGAGCATCTACTACTACTAAAGGTCCTCAACCACCTTCAGGTACGGTTATGGCTCCACCGCCTAAACCAGAGATTATTCCATCTCCTTCTAAAGATGAACAAAAAGAAGAATTGACATTACTTGAACAAGCCTTAAAGAAAATCCAAGGTAGAGAAACTCTTTCTCCTGAGATGAAAGCATATCAGGCAGAACTTAAAACTCTTAGAGAAGGTCTTGGTAAGAAAGAATCTGAACGCAAGGAAGAACTTAAAAAGCAAAAGTATTTACAACTTGCAGAGTTTGGTCGCAGTCTTCTTGGTGCTGACACAACTAAAGGTTTGCTTGCACAGATTGCACAGGCTGGTGAAAAGCCGCTTGCAAGGGTTGGTGAACTTGTTGCACAAGAGGGTGAGCTTGGTGAAAAAACACAAGCAGAAAAACTTGCGCTGCTTAAAGGTGAAGCAGATGTTGGTGAGGCACGTACTACTGCAGAACGTCAACAACTTGCAGATATTTTGTCAGTTCAAAAAGCAATTCAAGATGATATTGAATCTAAGATTAAACTTGGTGAATGGGGTTCTGGTATTTCAACACCATCAGAAACTACTATGAATAATATTATGGCTTCTGTATTAGGTACAGATATTCTTAGTATGACTGACCCAACAAAACTTAACAAACTGGAAAGTGCAAAAACAACTGCTTTAAAATTATGGAGCAATGACATGAATAGCAGTTATACTTTACGAAATGACCCTGCTTTGGCTGATGCAAGATTTAGAGAAATATTTGCTTCTGAGTTAAAGAAAACTGGTATTCAAGGTGGAACCGAAGGTGCTATATTAAATCAAACAAAACCTCAATCTGGCAATAAAGCCATTGGCGAATCTGATGCGTTTTATGAAGAATAAGGATACTTACCAGTAATGGCTATTAGTTATCGTTCTCAAACATTTCAGGAAACTAAGCAAAAACTAAACAGTCTTGCAAGAGAAGGTTTGTTATCTAAGGAAAACTATCGTGATACTATACAGTTTCTTGGTGTTGACCCTGATGATTTTATTGCTGCTAATAAACAGTTTATAGAAGCAGGAGAAAAAGGTGAACTAGACTTTCGTGGTCGTGGTGTTGTATGGGGTGTTCCTGATGTAGCAGAGCGTACAGTAGGTCGTGCATTAGGTGAAACCTATGAAGGTGTTGCAGGTTTTGCAAGTGCTATTACTCCAGATTTTATTGAAAAACCATTTACTAATATGCTTGATGCTGTTGGTGAATATGTTCCAGATTCTGTAAAAGAATTTGCAAGTGAAACATTTGACCCATATCATGGTGAAGGTTTTATTGCAGGTGCAGAAAATATTACAGGCACTATTGGTTCTTATCTTATTCCATATACAGGTGTTGTTAAAGTAGCAAAGGGTGCAACAACTCTTGGTAAAGCAGTTCCTGGTGTTAGAGCAACCATAACCAATGCTAAAAGAAAGTTAGGTCGTAAAGGTCGTAGGTATGCTAAATATGCAGGCATGGGTCTTGCAGGCTCTGCGGCAACAACCATTGTTGAAGACCCTCGTGATAATCTTTTTGATATGCTTATGGAAGATGACGAAGGTGAAAAACTGGTAAGACGTGCAGCAGAAACTGGTGAATACGATGACCCTAATCTGCTAGATTATCTTGATGCGTTTGTTAAGAATACTGCTATTGAATTACCTGCATCAATGATGTTAGGTCTTCCAAGATATTTAGCAAAGGCTTTAAATGTAACTGACACAGTAGTTCCTAGAAAAAAAATAACTGCACGTGGTAGAATCGGTGCTGAGTTTTCTTCTACTCTTGGTACTGACAAGGATACTGCCAATAAAATCTTTCTTAGAAAAGGTGAGCAGAAGGCTGCAGAAATAAAAACAAATGCTCTTGTACAAGAATTAAAAGATGTAGCCACAGATGAACTTGGTGATTGGGAATCTTCATACAAACTTATTAATGGTGCATTACAATATTCAGATGATGCTCTTGCAAGGGCTGAACGCCGTCTTGAATTTTTCCAAAATAAAGAACAACGTCTTATACGAGAACTATCACAAGAAGTTCCTGGAACTATACGACATCAAAAGAAAACAAAAATATTACAAAAGGTAAGAGAAGAATCTATACCTCTGGCTAATAATATTTTAAATGACTTGCGCCGCAATAAGGTAGACTATGACCAGATTGCACAGGCTGGAGGGCGTACTAAAAATATTATTGACGAAATGCGTACTAACTTAGATGACTTATCTAAGTATGCAATAGATAATGTTGTAAGTAATAGTTTAAAAGTAACCTTTGACAACAATCTAGGTACATATCTTAACCGTTCATATGAAGTATTTGACGATGCCAACTTTAGAAAGGCTCTTAATAAAAGATTTGACGAATGGAGAAACGGTAAGACATATAATCCTACAACAGGTCAACTTGAAAACGTAGGTAATATGCCTACAGATGATGTTATTGAAGGTGTTGCAAGGCATCTTCAATCTATGGGAACTCCAGCAGATGAGATTGTAGAAACCATTCGTGAGATTATTCCTAAAACTGCTGATGATGCAGGCTTTATGGAGTTTATAGGTGCTAGAGGAATTGACAAATTTCCTGGAACAAGTAAAGTTCTTGCAAAGCGTGGTGAATTTGCTGACCCTATTAAACTTATGTGGGGTGAAGTTAATGACCCATTAAAAAATTATTCAAATACTTTTTCTAAACTTTCTCTTATCAAAGCAGAAAACGAGTTTCTTACAGAACTTGCTGAAGAAATGGTAGAAAACGGTGTTGCTAAAAGAGGAATGTCAGAAGGTATTAAAGATATAAATCTTCGTGATGTAGGTATTACAAGATTTGGTAGAGTTGTTGGTAAGGGTGCAGCACAACAAGGTAAAGTTAAAAATCCTCTTGATGGTATTTATGTAGACCCTATCTATGCTAAAGCCATTAAAGATGGTTTTGATGAAATTATGCCTGACCAAGGTTCTGCATTGAAGTATTGGATGAAAGCAAAAGGTTGGTCACAAAATGCTAAGACTGTTTTATCACCTGCTACACATGGTCGTAACCTTATAGGTAACATCTTTATTCTTACTGCCAATGGTATTACTCCTGGTGTTAAGTCATCTGCCAAAGCACTAGAACAGACTGCAGCATTTCTTGCAAACAAAACCAATCGTGAACTTGCTGACATTGCGGCTGAATATGCACGTCTTGGTGTGACAAACAGTGGTGTTAATGTAAACATCATGCGTCGAAATCTTAATGCTATTAAGAAATCTGGCGGTGAAGATTGGATGGATAAAACTATTGCAACAAGAGGAATAAAGAAAACAAACAATTTTCTTCAAAACTTGTATCAAGCAGAGGACGATATGTTTAAAATCATTCACTTTGAAGAAACAAAAAAGATGTTGTCAAAAGCATATCCTAATAAGAACTCAAAAGAAATTGCTGAACTTGCTGCTCAACGTACAAGAGACTTAATGCCTAACTATGATGCTGTTCCTCGTGCATTAAAAAAATTACGTGGTCAGTGGTTTGGTTCAGACTTTATTGCTTTCCCTGCAGAAATGGCTCGTATTACAAAAAACCTTATGAAGTACACATATGCTGATGCAATGAGTGGTAATAAGGAATTGCAGAAAGCCGCCGCTAAAAGAGCCGCTGGAACAACTGTAGTTGGTCTTGGTCCTGCTATATGGTCTGCAGATTCAAGATATATTAATAATATCTCAGATGAGCAAGAAGAAGGAATCAATAATGTTGTACCTTCATATGAAGCATTTCAAGATAGAATTTATCTGAGTGGCATTAACAAAGATAAAGTTGGTCATGTTGGTGTTAATTATCTAAATATGGGTCCACTTGACCCCTTTGCATTTATGAAGTCTGCAGCCAAAGGTATTATACGTGCATCACAGTCTGGTTCATTGACAGATGAAGATGCACAAAAAGCCGCACTTGCAACATTTGAAAACGCTGTCGGTCCTTTTGTGTCACCTTCAATGATAACAAAAGCAGCACTAGATTTGATTGATGGTAAAACATATTTTAATGAACCAGGAATTATGGGTAAAATTCAAAATGGTCTTAGTATTGCCATTGGTCCTCTAACTCCTGGCGTTGTTAACTTTTTTAATAAACGCTATGCTTATGAACAAACTAAAGGAGATACTTGGAAAATTGTATCACCTTTAATGGGTGATTTTAGTAACAGTGAAAACTTACCAGAAGGTATTGGACCTGGTGATTTTACCATCTCAGGTTATGACCAAACATTTGGTGGTGATGTAGGAATACCTGCTTTTTTTGGCCTTCGTAATCAGCGTTTAGATTTGACAGCGAGAGCAAAGTATGCTTTACAACCTAGCATTAATAAGATTAATAATTCCAGTAGAATATTTACTGATGGTTTAAAACCTATTAATGCTACTAAACGAGAAATATATGATGCTTATGTCAAGTCGCAAAGACAAAGACTAAATGGGTTTCAAGAATTAAAATCAATCAATGATTCTTTTGGAGCATTATTTGGTGAGGATTATGGAAGAGAAATGGTTAAGGCTTTAAAGTTTAGGACAGGTGACCCTGTATCTAAGCAAACGGCAGACCTATTGAACGATACTAGACAAAATATTTTTAGACCTGGTGTTCCTGATTATGGTAGAGCAGAATACTATTCTGGTGCGCCTATACCATATGATAGTATTTTAGCATTTTTTAAACATATTAATGGAACAAAGATTGAGGAAGACTAATGGTTGATGTATTTAAAGAACGGATAGAACAAGCAAGCGAAGCACAACCTGCAAAGCCTGCAGAAGACGTGCCTGTAGGTACACAGTTGCAGAACATTGGTACTATTGTAGGTCTTGCTAATAATCCAATTGGTCTTGGTTTGACAGGTCTTGGTTTTTTTTCTAATATGGCAGCAGGTAGTCAGCAGTTGGGACGGCCTATGCTTTCAGGTCCTGGTATTATGCACGCTCTATCTCAAACATTGGCTGGTAGGGTTTTAGGTATGCAGTCACCAGTGACAAACCAAGCCTTATATGGTGGTGCTTCTCCTAGTGATTTCTCACAAGAACAAAAACAAACTACAGGTTATGGTCAAGGTTTAACACCTGAAGCAATTGATGCTATTTATGGCACTTCTGACCGTGTGCCAAGTCCTTATTCACAAGGACCAGGAATGGGTGGTGGTTATGCTAGTTCACAGTTTGACCATGCTGCTAATGTAGAAGCACAGATTGCTCAGTCTGAAGCAAACAAGGCTATGAAGGAAGCAGCACAGCAGGCTATGGAAGAATCTATTTCTCAAGGTAGTCCTTCTTCTCCTTCAACACCTTCGCCTTCTTCAGATAAGACACATCACTTTGCAGGCGGTGGTATGATTAATGACAATACACCATTAAAAGATTTATTCATGGGGATATATGGGTAATGTCAGCGAAGCAGATTCTTGAATGGAAAATACTTCCAAGACTTATGATGGCGGTAATGACACTAATGAGTTGGCGTTGTGCAGAGTGGTTTATGAACTTGGAAGACCCAACAGCATCACAGTCAGCCTTTGTAAGCGTTGTAATGGGAGCTATGACAGGTGCATTTGGAATCTGGATGGGTGGTGAACACAAGAAAGTAACCTAGTAAATTTGACATAATATGTTAAAAAAACAAGGTATATTTAACTAATATTCTAGTGTCAATTAAAACAGTAAAAGATGCTTAACTAATATTATAGTATCTGTTAAAAAGTAAAAGAGATTTAACATATGAAATATAACAGAGAACATTTTATAAACAAACTTATTGAACATGAAGGTTTGGTTCTGGAAGTTTATCAGGATTCATTAGGTATTGATACCATTGGAATAGGGAGAAACTTAGAAGACCGTGGTATCAGTAAAGAGGAGCTAGATTACCTTGACATTCCGAATTTGGAGGTGGTCTACGAACACGGTATAACTGAGAAAGATGCAAGGTATCTAGCCCTCAATGATATTGAGATTGTAGAAAAAGAATTATGTAAAGCCCATCCGTGCGTAGAAGAACTGGATGATGTTCGTCAACTTGTATTGATGGACATGGCTTTTAATATGGGTGTGCCTCGACTAAAAAAATTTGTGAAGATGTGGAACGCAATACATGAGAGGTCGTTTGATATTGCATCTTCTGAGATGTTGGATTCGAGGTGGGCTGACCAAGTAGGACAACGTGCAATAATTTTAAGTAACGCTATGAAAGAAGGAAGTTTTTAAGTGGGTACGCCTAGTTCAATGACACGTACTGGAAAGCATGAACCTTTTGAATTACAAGTTTCAAGAGGACAGATTGCTTTTCATAAAACTAATTTTAAGTTTGGTTTTAACCAAGACATAGATAATTCTTTGGAAACTATATGGGCAGAAGGTGGCTTGTATAACTACCTGAGTTCTGCTTCTGTTTTAAAGGTTTCAAGTTCAAGCACGGATGATGATGAAGGTGGTACAGGTGCAGAAACTGTTCAGTTATATGGTCTGGATGCTGATTATAATGAGATTAATGAAACAGTTACATTAGATGGACAAACTGCAGTAAACACAACAAATGAATACTTACGTATTAATCGTATGGTTGTTCGTAGTGCAGGTAGTAATGGTACTAATGCAGGTGTTATTTATGCAGGTACAGGTACAGTAACTGCTGGTGTTCCAGTAAATAAATATGCAACAGTTGTAGCAGGAGATGGACAAACTTTAATGGCTTTATGGACAGTACCTGCAGGATATACTGCCTATCTTTATCAAAGCCATATTACTGCTGCTTGTACAACTTCTAACAAGTTATTAACAGCAACTATTGTTGCACGTCCATATGGAGAAGTCTTTCAAGTAAAGGATAAGTTTGGTATACAAGTTGATGGTGGAAACATAAATCAGGTGTATAGATTTCCTTTGAAATTTACAGAAAAAACTGATATTGAAGTAAGAGCAATATCTGATTCTGGTAGTGGCAATGTTGAAGTTTCTGCTGGTTTAGATATGATTTATATTAAGAATGAGATACCGCCAGCATGATAGGACAAGTTTATAGTTATATATTAGAAAGGACACCATATGTGGCAAGCATTAATAGGACCAGTAGCCGAATTAGCAGGTACTTGGTTGAATGGAAAAGTAGAAGAAAAAAAAGCAGTAAGCGCAACAAAGGTTGCTAAAGCCCAAGCAGAGGCTGTTGTCATGCAGAAGAAGGCAACAGGTGAGATTGATTGGGATTTAACAATGGCAGAAGCCAGCGCAACATCTTGGAAAGATGAATGGCTGACGCTACTATTTTCTATTCCGCTTATTCTAGCCTTCTGTGGTGATTGGGGTAGGCAGATTGTCTTCGATGGATTTGAAGCATTAGAACAGATGCCTCAGTGGTATCAGTATGGACTAGGCTTGATTATCAGTGCCACCTTCGCTATGCGTGGGGCTGCTAAGTTCATCGGCAAGAAGTAATTCGTCTTCTTTAAACTGGTTTGGAAAGGCTTGTTCCATTAGTTCAAAAGCCTTTTCAAATCCCATTACTTGTAACGAATAAATAATCTCAGTTTCTAATGTCTCAACATCTGTTGATACGTCATCTGCATTATTACCTCTGACCTTGGCAAGAAGTTCAAGAGCCTTGAGAGCAGTATTGCCGTGACCAGATATACGAGCCGCTTCGTACTGCTTCTCAATCTCTGATATAACATCTACATCTGTGGTTATGCCTTGCTCAAGTTCCTTGATTCTTTCCTTAATGGCTTCATCGTGTACCAAGCGATAACCTTGGTTATGTGCGGACGCTTCACTATATCCTGCAGCGATTGCCGCTTTTGTAGCATTTCGATGCAAGACATAGGATTGACAAAACTTCTCATGTTTTTCTTTAAGCGGCATCAGTTAGTAACTCTGAATAATGCTTTTCTTTACCACGCTTAGAGGATTTCCATACTTCTGCACATAGTGTGTCTTTACCGTGAAATGTAATTCCCATATCCATTTCCATATTGTCAAACAGTTTCTCACAGTCTTGTGCCATAGCAAGCAACTCGCCTGTAGTCCAGAAATGGTTACCGTTTAACTCAACCTGAAAATATTTATTCTTTCCTGGTTCTGTTTCAGTAGATTCTTTTTTCATTTCTTCCGTCATGTTTTCAATAGAACAGTCAAAACCAAACAGTTCAAAGTTACGGAAACCTAATGTATGAGCAATAGCAAGTGTACGCATTGCTGCACAAGTACCACCAGTAATCAGTGTTGAACCTTCTTCGATGCCTGTTTCCTTGTCAACAACAATCTTTTCTTTGATGCTTATGTCACGAAGCGCATCTGAATAGGCTTGCCATCCTCTAATGTTTGCACCCTTTGACATAAGGTGTTTGGTAACAGATGGGTCAGTCATAGATGCAACAAGGAACAATGTCTTGTCATCTACTTTCTGAAACAAGTCCTTACGAACTACGCCATGTGTACTCATACCATCAATAGGTCGAGGGTCAAGAATAACACAGGCAAACGGGTCAATGCCTTGCTCAAGTAACTTAGGATAACTATGCTTAACACAGAATACTTTACCGCCTGTTTTTGCAATGCGTTCCTTCAAAAGATAAAAGTCTGTACTGTAACCACCAGATACAATGATTGCTGTTTCATTATTAACCTTGCTTGTTTTAATCCAATCAAAGTCTTTAATCAGTTTTTTGTTAGCCTTTACGTTGTCAATGATTTCTTTCTTTGGTCGAGAATCTTTAGGCGTGACAACAATAGGAACACGAGTAATATCATCGGGTAGTTTAGGAAGCCCTTTCTTGTTTGCTACAAAACAAAGATGTGTAATGCCACCACCAAGAACAGGGTCATTGCTAGGAAGTACAACCTTTCCATATGCTTCAATCTCCTTCATTAGTTTATTAACACCAAGGTTATCTTTATGTGGTAGATTACCTGCGCCATCCTTAGTAAAGTAATCATCAAACACGAGAATAGGAACAGTCTTCAAATTCTCGTAGTCAGACTTAACTGTTTCATAAGAATGTCCACCATCAATGTATGCAAAGTCTGCCTTCTTTACAGCCTTACAACGTTCCAGTGTTTTCTTGCTGTCACCTTTATGTAGTTTAAAAGTAAATCGTTTACCACGCTCCTGCATCTTGGCAGCAAACTCGTCAAGACGATTGCGTACAGCCTCAATGGTATTGTGTGGCTTGCTGTTCATCTCATACTTGTCAAGTTCTTCTGTTGCTTCTTCAAACAAATCAAAGCCAAGATAATGTACCTTGTCATGTGTTTCAAATGCAGCGAGAGCCATCTCAATAGCACGTCCACCATTCCATGTGCCTGTCTCTACAATAGTCTTAGGCTTGTAATGACGAACAATATCTGCCAACTGCTTGTAACGCTTTGGACCAGTGACATCAGGTGATACCTGTGTTTTGCTTGCTTTCTTCTTGAGATTGCCTTTGTAATGCGTAAAATATTCAGACAAGGGTGACTGACCAAAGGCATCAAGACCTGTTGCATTTTCAGAAAGATTATGAACAACCATACCATGTGCCTTGTAGATATTAAGCAGACGCTCAAAGATAAAACCATCATGCCATTCACGATAGGCTACAGTCTCACCAATCGTATAACAACCACGAAGGTCAGCAAGAAGACTACAAGTATTATGGCGAGACAGATTAAAGCCCATGAAACTTGTCTCACTGTAGTCAACATCCTTACGTCCAAGGTGTACAAGGTCAACCTTTGCAGGTAACCATCTGTTTACATCTGCAACTTGTAACAGTTTTGTTGTCACTGTATCTGCATCAATCCAAATCATCCAATGTTCTTGATGTTCTTTTGTAACATCAATAGAATCTTCCATCATTTCAAATGCCAGGTCTGTCATGGCATATACCTTATGACACCATTTAATAGCATCAAGACGCCAGTTGTATGCCATCTTACCGCCTTCAGTGCCATCATGAATCTTCATGCGTTCACGATACTGAACCATCTCTTCTACATCGTTTAGATTCCTATAAGAAATACTATCACAAATAGGAGCATCGACAGTCGAAATGTCGAAATCATGATAATACGCAATAAGTTTAAAGTGTTCTGGATTCCATTTTTCTTTAACACTTTCAAGCATTGTTTTGCCATACTCATGATAACCTTTCTCACTAAATGATGTTACAAAAGTATACATTAAATTACATCTCCAATCATCTTCTCAGAAATAAGTTGACTACGAAGTGATTCCCATTCACCTGCATAGGCAATGTCGGACTGACGTTTAGGTTCCCATTCTTTAAACCAAGGACCACCAGTAGTAAAGTGTACGTTCTTAGGATTCAAATGTTCTGGTGACCAATCATCTAGCCAGTTCCAATCTTCGTTAATAGCACCAATCTCATCGTCTTCAAGCCATGACAAACCATGTAGCCATGAGCCTGTCTTTACGTTAGCATCATCGACAGTAAGGCGTAGGTTAGCGGCATGAGAACAATTCCACAACATAAAACTAGACCAGTTCTTTCTGTTGTATGTTTGTTGTATCTGTCCATCCATTTTAATTGTTTTGTTTGGAGTGTAGTTATGCTTGACACACTGAATGGCATACTCAGTATTGCGAGTATACTTGTCAAACAATTCACCAATGTCTGTGCGTAGCATCATGTCTGAATCCATAAACAAAGCCCAGCCATCGTATTGATTGAGTGCAGGAATCAGAAAGCGTGTGAAGGTAAACTGTGTACTGAATGGTCGCCCATCAGTCTCGTCAACCATTACACGTTTGCCATTAATGCTATCCATCCTAGCAGCCCTGCGATACAAGCCTGCTCTACGTAAACCTGATTGAACGAGAGGAATGATATTGTAGTCCTGATTGTATTTGAGAATTGAATATCGAAGAACTTCATAAGCATCTCTCTCTCTTTCGTCATAGCCAATATAAATTGTATGTTGCTTTGGTAAGAACATTATTAAATCCTTTTAATTAAAATACAGTGTATTATACACTATTTTTAACTGCTAATCAACAAAATATTTATCTAGTATTTCAAGTTGGTCTGCATACTTTGCCATCTCGTCTAGTTCTTTTTCGATGGTATCCATGATGCAACCATGTTCGCCAATACCAACAGGGTGACGAAGATAAATCTCAACATTAGCACGATGCTTTTCAATGTGAGAGATTGCATGATTACGCAGGGTTTGAATTATCTGATTTTTCATTCTCTTCCTTCTCCTTTAACTTTAACCATTCTGTATAAGATGGATGACTAGGAGGTGGGTTGAATATAATCCAACTATCACCTTGTTGCCATATTAGTTTAGAGTTTGTCTGTGTCTTCGTTGAATGTGACATCTGGAAGTGCTTTCTCTAGTATACCCATATTACCTGAATCAATCTCGCCGTGAACATTGATAGCACCATCATACCAATCATTTGTTGAGATTGTTAAATCAGAACAATACGCATATAGAGAACTAAATGCTGCAGCCGCTGATGCTACATCCTTTGTGTATGTGTCAAACTTAATCTTCATTTTCTTCTCCTTCTTCAAATGGTAATGCTGTGCTTGCTGCAGTCTCTAGTATCTTCAGCAAGCCATACGATATTAGTGACTTTCTTCCTCTTTCACAAGTATCAAATATAACAGTTGCACTACCGTCTTCATGCTCAATCATCTCTGTTACTTCAACTTTAAAATCATCCATTACTTTCTCCTTTTAAAGTAAGTTGGTAGACTAACCGTGGCCTACCACGTGCGTATTAAGGCGCAACCCTTTGGGTGACAGGATTTGAACCTGTATCAGTCTACAAGTAGCAAGTGTTATCCTAAACTCATCGTTACACTCACACCCAATTCGTCAACCCTATCGGTACTATTAGTACTAATATAGCATTAATATTAAACTAATCAACCCTATCGGTACTAACACATATTTTATTTTTATGCGTTTTAACTCATATCCGCTTCCCAATAACGCAACCAGAAATGCTCACCGCACTTGTCAATCTCTTCTTGCGGATAGCCTTCCTTGACAATCCATTCCACTACACCTTCACCTAACTTGATGCTATCTTCTGGCGGATTTAACAATATACTTGCAAGATGTTCTGGCAATGGTTTAGGAAAGCCATACTTCCAGCCACTTGGTGGGTCACACATTATCTGCTTCATCTGTCGTCTCCTTGTCTAACCATTTACGTTCTTTCTTATTGTACGCTCGTTTTATTGCCTTTCGCTGACCAGAACGCCACTTTAGGAACTTCTTAAACTTTGTAAGGGCATCATATTCATCCCCTGTTTTCATTGGCATCCTCTTCATCGCTACTCTCCGTGGTCAAATTTAGTTACTATCAGTGGCGAATAATGGTTCATATATGATACGTTAATAGCATTAATGTAACATTTATGGAACGTAATGATAATATAGTATCAGTAATTTGGGATGCCCTATACCAACCGCACTGCAGATGGCATTTGATATATCGCTCTATGCCGACATCCAACATAGAGATAGTTGCCACTCTAACGTAGGTTATTTCCTACTCAGGTATAGCACCTGTACGCAACATAGCCACTATACCCTATCGCCCTAGACGTGGACGATTATGCTGCTGTAAGGTCAACCACCTCACAAACTCCAGCAGTACAAGCCAACTCACGTCCACCTGATGTTGTGTCTTCCTTCTCAAACTCACTCAGTAATGACCAATCAATCTTAGAAGGCATACGATTACACATATCTGTGTACTCTTTTTCTGAGCAATCCTGATAAGGTGCTTGCTTATATGTATGTTCGCTGAATGGAAGGAAACTAATACCAGATACTTCATCGAAGTGTTTATATACCCAGGCACCAACAGCCATCCATTCTTCTTCTTTTACAGATATAGTAACAGATGGTTTATGTTCGCACCAATGTCGTTGATATGTCAACCACAATTCAAGTTGTTCAATAGCAGTCATATCTGTACGGCATACTGCACCCTTTGGGGATTTCATAGGAAAACTAAACACAGTCGTGCTGTCAGGCTTCGTAACGTCAGGCTCATTAGGAATGTCCTGGCTAATCATAAACTGTGTTAGTGGGTCTTTGTTGTCACCACGAACAGTACGAATGTAGTATGGATTATGTCGAGCATGAATACCTGATGCTGCATTTACCAATTGTGATACAGTGCCTGAAGGTTTGACACAAGTGATTGCTGTAGATTGAGAAATACCAATCTCTTTAGACATAACCTTATTTGTATATACAGCAGTTTCTTTTAAGTCTTCAAGCAATGCAGGACTAGGACTAGTTGTCAACTTATTATCCATGATACCTGTCAAAGATACACCCAACAAACGCTCTTCCTCTGTATTCTTTTGCCATATCTTACGAAGGTATTTAAAGTCCGTCAGCGTTGCTTGGAATGTGCCTAGTATGGTTGCTAATCGAACCTTCCTAGCGAGGCTCTGGTGAGTGTCTGTGTCCCTTACAACCACCTCTGAGAGGTTACAGAACTGGTAAGGGCGAAGAATGATTTCACTACAGGGGTTACAACCAAAGTCTTGGTCAGCATCACGGCGTCCATTCTTCAGTGCCTGCTTCTGTGCTGACTGACGATTGAAGATACCACGTTCACCTGAATGTGATTCATATAGTGACAACCACTCACGCATGAATGTACCCATCTGTGGCTTCTCTTTGTATGCTACAGAGTTATTAGCCAGTGAGCGTTGACCTTCGCGCTTGATGTTCTTTTCAGGTTCATCCCACCATACGCCAGACTTAGCGTGGCGCATCTGGTCATCGTTGAGGTTTGACAAACTGATGAGAGCAGAACGGCGTACACCACCTACAACTACAACCTCACCAATCTTGCACATGATGTCGTGACATTCGATAGGATAGAGCCTGCGTCCTGCTGCACCCTTGAACTTTTCAATACAGAACTGAAACAATTCTACAAGTGGCTGTGGTCCTGATGCACGTCCTCCGAATGTCTTTAGTCTTGCACCTGCAGGTCGTACCTCTGATACATCCCACTTAGGAATCTGTCCAGAGTAAAGCATGGCAATCAGTTCCTTAAGTGACTTTGCCCAACCTGGACGGCTGTCACCGACTTTAATTACTGTGTCTGTTTCATGAAACTCTTCGTTTACTACAGGTAGTTTCTCAATATGATGTCGTTCAACAGAGAAGCCAACGCCTGTACCACACATAAGAATATACATAGTCTCGTCAAAGGCACGAGGATTATCAACAGGTAGGTATGAACAGTTATATCCACCAACATGACAACGGTCAAGAGCAGGACCACTGGTCATCAATGCTCTCATGCTTGGCATAATCTCTTGGTTTAGAACTGCTTCTTCAAGTTCTTTACGAAGGTCTTTCTTAATAGTATAGTTATGTTTTTCTTTTAGATGTTTTGCAATATAATTAAAGTAACGAGCAATAGTTTCTTGCCAGTTTTCACGGCGTTGCTCGTCATCTTTCCAACGTGCATAGCGTGACAATGCAATAAAGTTTTGGTAATCAGTGGGTAAATAATTGTTCATGTTTTCCTCTCTCCGTTTTCAAAGTGACAAGCCTTAATACTATCACATTTAAAAACAGATTGCAATATCTTTAGTGTCCTAAAACAGCATTTATTCTTTTTCTTACGAAGTCAACCTCACCAGATTCTAATACCTGATAAGCAAACCTTCTCATGTAAGCAGGGTTTACTCCTGCATTATCACATACTTCATTAAAGTCTTCGGCAGTTACACCAATGGAAGCAAAGAACCAGGCTTTGGCTCTATCTCTTTCTATTACTGCGTGAAGAGGTTCGCCTTCATACTCTGGCTTGGTTGCATCAAGTAATGCTTGCAGAATGACAGCAAGAAAAAGTGTCTTCTCTGGTCGAGACACACTTGCTACAACTTGTTCTGATGAAAAAAAAACGTCATCGTCTATCATGAGGCAAGCCAATCCTCTGGTATGCCGTCATTTAGTTTGCAGTATTTAAAGTTATATTTCTCACACCAATCTGCGTATGTCATCTTACCACCCTTATATAGTTTGCGATAAGGGTTATCAAATACAAAACGAATATCTACATCAGGACGCTGGTCACGAATAAACAGATGTTTCTTTCTGTCTTCTAACATAAATCTACCCTTGACCTCAAGGATAATTCCATTGGGTAGAATAAAATCTGGAATATACTTTTTATTTTCTGTCCACTCATAGGGAATCGGATAAGGCTCGTAGAGATAGCCAATCTTTTTTTTTGAAAGGAGAACCGAACAATTATATTCTGAGTTACTACGAAAGGAATGAGCCTTACCCGATTTTCTTTGCCGCTTTGTTACTTTTCTCATGCAACAGTTAGTTCTTCTACGTCTGGAACTTTTGCTGTAACAGTCAGATAGCGTACACCATTGGAGTATTTGAAAGAACGAAGACCTTGACCACCATTAGCATCTGCCCAACAAGTTTCTTTATATGGACAGTAGACACAACCGATAACAAGTTTACGATTACCAGACTTGCCATCTGCTTCGTCACCATAACAACGAGGTGGCGGTGTGTCCTTACTTGTGACTTCCTTCAACTCATTGATACGGTCTGAAGCATTAATCATTTCCATGTCATCTATTTTAAGCAACGCCAACTCTGCGGATGACTTGTCGATTGCGAAGAACGCTGCTTCTTTGTCTTTACCTGCTTCAGCATAACCAGAGATTTGAGCAATATAACCAAAGGGGTCATCAAACTGCAGTGTTCCGTCTTTAAACTTCTTAAAAGCATAGGACGATGCTGACTTGACATCTACCAATACTCCATCAATACGACAGTCTTTATGTCCTTTGATTCCATTTACTTCAACCTCTTGCTGTTCTTCAGTTACCTCATGTCCAGAGACAGTAGCCAAAAGAATAAGTAATGATTCTAACAAATCACCAAATAGAAACTTTAACTTTGTCTGCCCATCAAGGTCAGGTTTTTTTGTTTTCTTTAAGTCATACCAAATCTGTCTATTAGGTTTACCTATCTGTGACATACGAAGAGTAGAAGAGGATTCGCGCTGGCCTTCATCTAATGTATTACGAATAGCGCGATACATCTCCGTTGTACATTTTTGAATAGCATCTCTATTCTTTATAGAGCCAGTGTTAATACCTTTTTCTAATGTCTTATTTATGTCTTGGATAAGTGTATCAATATTAGCCATTACTTTTCCTTTATGTTTATTAGTTTGCTTAAATACCATTGCGCTTTCTTTAAATCTTCAACACCGTTCTTGTAACGATAACGCCAAAGGTATTTAATAATGTTTCCTTGTAAGTAATACTCAAAGCCTTCATCTGTTGCAGCCATGATTGCATCAATACACTCTATACCTGACTGATTGTAATGAGGCGGATGGTCTACCATTTCTGATTGCATATCTGCTTGCCTCTTTCTTTCTTCTTCTTCATATTCTCTTATGATTTTTCCATAGTCAGTCATATTATATCCTTATATATTCTGGCGTACCCACCGCGACACTAGCCAGACCATCACCATATACTGTACCGTGACACCCTTGTTATTATTTAGTTACCGAATGGAATGTCATCTTCCAATTGGTCAACCGAAGAGTAACCAGATGGAACAACATCAAAGTCTTCTCCATCAGGCTCTTCATAGGGAACCAAGTCAAGGACTTGAATCTTACGAAGGTCAGCACCAATGCCAGAGTTACCCTTCCAGTTCCATTCGTAAGGCTTGTATTGTACATTGACATCAGAACCATTACCAATGAGAACACCGTCTGCAAGAGGACGCTTATGCGCATCCATTACAATTGGTGCAGAGTTCTCACCGTTCTTGCCTTCTACCTTACGCTTGATGGTAACAAAGTCACCACGCTCGTCACCTTTGTTCTTAACCTTCAGTCCGTCTTGTTCTACGATGGCTTTGTTCTTGGCATCAAGAGAAACATCAATAGACCATACAGGTTCAAAGGTAGTATTAGGTTTAACAACAGAAGCCCAATATGCTTTACCAGAAATTACACTCATTATTTTTCATCTCCTATTTCAGTGCGGTTCAATGACCGCTTCTTTGATTGTTGTGTATTATCGCATATTCAATATCAGATGTCAAGCACTTTCTTTAAAAGATTTTATAACATCTGAAGAAAAAAGTTTTTGTAAGTTTAGAAGGTACATCTTAGATGCGTTGTGGTCACCACCATTTACACTCCTCTTGTAATCTAGGTTATCAATAATTCTTTTTAAGTTCTTTGTATCAAAGACAAGAGTAGCAAAGATTTCATCTCCGATACAAAGATTGTGAAACCAATAATCTGATTCAGTAGCGGCGATGCCAGAGGGCTTGCCATAACTTTCATATTCGATTGCTATGTTTCCTGTGCGCATCCACATATCACGCTCAGATTTGACTTCAATTCTTTTGTCCTGCAACATATCTGCTACAGCCTGTTCACGAACCTTACCATATTGTAGGTCAATGTCAAACTTCTTACGGTCTTCCTTTTTCGGTTCTAGGTTTTCCATTAGTGTGTCTCCGCCCAATTGTTTCCGATTTTATATTCACTATCCAATGGACAGTTTACTTTTAATTCTGCTTCTGTCATTTTCATTGCATCCTTTGTCATCTTACCAAAGTCTTCTGCCTGGTCTTCTCTTACTTCAAACTGGTATTCGTCATGAATACTAGCAACAAGTTTGTAATCAAACTTACCAGCAGATTTAATAATATTCTTTAGCCAAGTCTTACAGATGATAGCACCTGCACCTTGCAACAATAAGTTCATTGCTGCGTGTTGTTGTCTTACCTTTAATCGTCTACCATCAAGACCACGAATTGTTCCTGTCTGTGCGGCTCTGTCAACAGATGTGCGAAGGCGTTTTAGTGCTGGCATATTTGACATAAACCTTTCCATTACCTTCTTACCTGCAGATGCTCCGCCGCCCACAATAGTACCAATCTTAGCAGGACCTGCACCATAAATTAAAGCATAGATAAATGTCTTTGCTTGGTCACGAGTTTCAAGACCTGCATTGTTTTGGTTTGCTGTATGGATGTCACCATCAACAACCTCATTGGTGAAGCCTGTGTCATTCATGTAATGTGCAAGACATCTAAGTTCAAGAGAAGACGCATCACAGCCTAACAGTTTGTACGAGGGTGACGAAGTAATCCACACCTCTCTACACTCTTTGCCGTAGGGAGAGTAGACGGCAGGTATCTGTGCCATGTTAGGTCCGTGATGCGCCATGCGTCCTGTAATGGCTTTCAAGGTCATCACACGCCCATGAACCTTACCATCATCTTGGACTACATCCAGCCATGATTGTACCTGAGAAACACGCTTTTGTAGAAGCAAATATCTTGCAATCTTCTGTGCTTCTGGCATATCAACACCCTTTAGTATACCTTCATCTACGATGGGATGACCAGTGGGTGTAAACTTCTCAGGTTTCCAGCCCCTCTCTTGCAGACGTTTGGCAATCTGATGTCGAGAGCCTGGGTTAAAGACTTCAATCTTATCTTTAAGTCTGTTGCCTGTCTTCTCTGAGTATCTCTCTTCCACGATTGGTGGAAAGATTGACTGCATCTCTTCTTCAATGGATGCTGCTTCTTCAGATAAACGAGCAACAAGAATAGAAGCCTTTGGTATATCAAGACTGAAACCATTCTTTTCTTGTTTGTCTATGATTGCACGAACCTGATGTTCAAGTTCGATAGACTTTGCTGTAAAGTTTTGCAATGTAGGAAGAAGATGTTTGTATAACTGCACAGTTACATCCACATCCTGATGACAATACTTTAACATTTCTTCAGTGAACCTTTCAAAATCATGAAAGTCTAATTTATAATTGCAAAGCCGTTCACCCCAAGCCTTAAGACTGTGACCACCTTCAAGCATTGGGTCAGCAATCTGTGACAAGATAAGAGTGTCACGAATCTGCGACAGTTTAATGTTACTGCCTGTCAACCTGTTCAGCACAGGTGCATCAAACGATACACCATTGTGCATAATAAACAAGTCAATCTGCTTTGACCAATCTGGAAACTCAGAGATGGAAGAACCATACCATTCATAAGTCTCACCAGTATCAACATCCTTACCACAGATACAATGTATCACCGTGGCGTTGATGTCATCTGTTTCAATATCTAACGCAACTTTTTTCATGGTGGTAATTATACTCTGTTCAGTTTGTTATGTCAACTCTAAAGATAATCTTGTATGTCAGAATTATCTTCCTCTTTAAATGGGTCATCAATCTCTGCCATACGCCCTGTATTCTTGTCATAGAGCAGATAGGTGGCGATGCCTGTATCACCTGCGTAACGGTTTTTAAGCACCCTCACAGTCGTTGTATTGGCCTGTACAGGGTCTTTGGCTTGCTGGTCACGCTCAAGAGCAATGACACCATCAGACAACTGTGCGATGCTGTGAGAGCCACGAAGCATAGACAAAGATATTTCTTTACCCTGCTCATGTCCTGTATCACCAGAGCCACGGCGTAGATGTGACACAAGAAGCATACCACATTGGGTTTCTTCTACCAGACTACGCAACTTAGTCATAAGCATATCAATGTTACGGCGTTCATCTCCATCATCCAAACCTGATACAAGAATAGATAGGTGGTCAATGATAATATACTTACAGTCCATAGCCTTGACCATGTAACGAACACGAGAAAGAATTTCTTCCGTTGTGATAGAACCAAAGTGATTAAAGGCAATCAATCGTGGGTCACGAATGGTGTCGTCTTCATACTGCTTTAGTTCTTCTCGTGTCATATCCTTTCGTTCTTCTTTAATGAACAATCTTTTGTTAGCAGGGATTGACATCAAGTGGAACATGGTTTGTTTCTTGTTCTCTTCTAGGTGAATGATACCAATGTTTGCTGTTGTATTCTTCAGCATATGATATTCAATCTCATACATCAGAGATGTCTTACCTGCGCCAGTACCTGCAGTAATGGTTACAAGTTCACCAGTTCGCATACCATATAGTTTCTCATTCAATCCTGCGAATGGATATGGTACTGTATCTTGTTCGTCTTCTTCGTAGAGTTCATCAACATAATCACAAAGGCGAATGATACCTGCAGGTGTGTAAGGTGTAGCGTTCCAAAAGGCACGAGTAAATTCTTCACGCTTATTCTGTTGCAGGTATTCATTAGCATCCTTCAAGTTAAGATTCATAATCTTACACTTCAAAGGTTCAAAGACTTGTGCAACTTTATTGGCAGCATCAAGACCAGGTTCGTCATTGTCAAAGCATACAACAATAGTCTCAAACGAATTGATGTATTCGTAGTTTGCTTTGATGTCTTTAATTGCACCTTGTGCGCCTGCTCTTACAGAGATGACAGGCCATTTAGAACCTAGCAATTCATAGGCAGACATCGCATCAACCTCACCTTCACAGATGGTAAGATACTTTCCGCCACTACTAAACTTGTGCTGACCAAACATGGTAGCATCTGCAAGATTACCTTCACACCTAAATGATTTATTCTCGACAGTTCTTATCTTGTTTGCGACAAGAGACTTATCTCTATCGTAGTATGGATAGATGTGAGAGTGTACAGAGCCGTCAGCATTAGTGATAGACTTGACACCAAAGAACTCACAGGTTTCTTTCTTGATACGGCGGTCATGTAGTGCATTGTATTCACCACGTTCAGAGATTGGATTGTAAGTTTTCTGCACAGGTATCACTGTTTGTTTTGCTTGTGTAGATTCAGATGCGTTTGCTTTCCAGTGCTTGTTACAAACAAAGCAATGCTTGTGTCCATCTGCAAACACAACTCGCCCATCAGACGAGCCACATTCACAGGATTCTCTTCGTACCTCAATCGAGGATGGTTTTCTATCAGTCATCATACTTTATATCCTTCTTAACAATGTATGTATCAACAAATGATTTCAAGTCATGCTTATGTCTATACCATACATTCTTTCCTTTGACTTTCCATTTATTACTTTTTAATGAAACAATAAATTTTTCATTAATAGATATGAGGCCAGGGTTTTCATATTCAAGATGTAAATCATCTTCAAGTTCTAAGAAGCCTATTATTTTTTGAAGTCTTCTTGCTTCTCTTGCGTCTGAACCTTCGTTGTAATCATTATCATATTCTAATCCTCGTTTGTAATGTATCTCTTGTAGTTTCCTTAAGTTTGGAAGATTTTCTTTTGAAAGAAAATTCATCGCTTATCTCCAGAGCCTTGTAGTGTTCCCTTGCGTTGTCGTTCAGCAAGTTTGTATAGGTTACCTTTTGCAATGGCATCAAGGTCAGTTCCAATTACATGAGCAACTGCAGCCACATACCACAGCACATCACCTAGTTCATCTGCAATATCATTCAGTTTCTCATTGAGTTCTTCTTCATCGTAACCATCACGAATAAACTTCTTTACCTTGTTAGCAATCTCACCTGCCTCACCTGCCAATCCTAGTGCAGTATAGACATATCCATCTTCCTTCGGAAAGATTGCAGTCTTCATTGCTAGTTCACCGTATTCTTTAAGTTCCATTCATAACTCCTTCAATTCATGTGCTTATCGTGGAAGTATGTTCCAATGAGAACACCTTCATCGTAAATGTCTAGGGTTCTATTCTTATTCGTAACTGTTTCATATCCCATTGCTCTTGCAAGAACACCACGCTCTTGAATGTAGTCATCAGCATTAGGAACATTGTCTATGATACGAATGTTTGTTTCTGTCTCATAGTAGACAGTGCTATTCTGATTTCCTGGCTCCATCTAAGATTTCCCTTTTAACAAGTTCTAACATAAAAATCATTTCGGGTGCAGAATCACAAGCAAAACTTAACACCATCTCTCCATCATCTTTCCATCCCATAATCATGACATCTCTGAGGTCTTGTTCCATTGCCTTCTCAAAGGCAACAGCCACAGATTCCTTAATGGCTTTGTCGTAATCTTCTTTTTTATTCTTGACAACAGAGAATAGGTTTACAATCTTATCATCCATTATATAATTCCTTTGTAAGTTCTTCAACACGGTTCGTTAGAACGCTAATGGTTGTATGAATGTGTCCTGTATCATGAGGTTGAAGCAATGTTTTGAAGTGTTCAATCTCATGAAGTAATGCAACGATTAAATCTTTTTTATTCATCTTTACATAGTCCCTTCTAAGTTGTATTTTGCTTCGGCTAACCACAATGGCATCTCACGTCCGTTATTATACTCTGCTATTCGCATCTTGTCAATAATGTAAAAGGCACGATAAGAAGAAACAGGCCAAGGTTCTTTTGTTACAAGATGTGTATGCTCACTGAAACATTCAGGATGTTTAGTAAGTCCACCTTCGGGGATGTGTTTGGCGGCATCAAGAAGGTGGTAGCGTGTGGCCTTTGGATTGGTAACGCTTGGATTACCTGCGCCATGGTCACGATGGTAACGATACTTGTATTCTTCTAGCATTGCATCATACAGAGTATAAGCAAACATAAAGTTTGCACGAGTTTCACCTGCCCAAATAGTGCAGGGATGTTTTGGATGTGCAGTCTTATATAGTTCGTGTTCATCAGCGTAGTCAGGTGCATACTTTCTTACAACTGTACATAACATCTGTGCTTCTTCCAGCGGCATCTTAACAATATGCTTGTCACACAACTGTCTTGCAATACCTACTGGATGGTGGTCAATGATAAACCTATTCATTCGTCTGTCTCCTCTAACACTTCAATGTCAGCATTTGTCCAGCATAAACCATCAAGACCAATAGCCTCTGCTTCTTCGTGGTCTTCAGCCTCTACTGTAACTTCGATTGTTGCAATCACTTTGTATGTGTTCATTTGATTACTCCTAGTACCCAATTCTCTGCACAGTCTTCAGCATACTGCTCACTGCGTCCTGTAATTCTACGCTCTTCAATGACTGCCATGTCACGCATCATGTATACAAGATATGAATCGCCATCCTTGTATACTGTTGCCTTGCGATTTGAATTACCATCCTGTCCGTAAAATTCATGAAGCAACATTCTTGCTATCCTTTTCTGCTAAACATTTTTCTAACTGCTCATGTAGTTCTGCAATCTTTTTGTATGCCTGCTGCAGATGTCTCTGGAGTTCATGAACATTGTCCATAAGTATTTGTTTTTCTGTAATAATTTTATCAGTCATCCCATATTGCCTTGTTAATGTTGTCAATATATTCAGCATTATCTGCCATAATATCTTCGGCTTCTTCTTTTGCTAAACGCTTTGCTTCTTTCTGGTCATAGCCTTCATCAAGATATTGATGGAACAACTCACGAAACAAACGCTTGCGGTCTTTTTCCCAAAGATTGACACTCATTATCATAGTCCTTTCATAATCTCATGGATGTCATAGTCATCGAAGTCTTTCATGTAATCTTCTTCTTCGTCAAACCTGGAAGGATAGAAGATAATCCCATTTAGAAAATCATTTATTTCATTTATGTTTAAGTTCTCAGGTACATCATCTGCAACAGTCATGATGTATTCGTAATCTGTATCACTCATTTCTTCATGTGATTTATAATTGATGTATGTTGTCATTTGTTTTACCTTTCTAATAATTGACAAACACGATTGACAAAGTAGCGATGATTGCAAATGCAAGCATCAGTGACATAATAATATAACATATCCAATAAGTCAACTTATTTTTTTCCTTGACAATGTTTTTTATTGTGTGTATAATATCTTTATTAAAGATTGATACAAGATAATAACAAGTAATCATAACTTGTTACTATCCTGTACATCTATATAGTTCTTCATAGGGGATTCAAGTTTCTTTCTGTTGTAAGATTTCTTTCCTTTCTTTGGTGGAAGAACAGATGCCCTGCGTCTTGTCAAGGCAACTGCTCTAGCAACAGGATTCACAGGGCGTATTCTATTCATTGTTATACTCCTAACATTTACTTGTGTTTGTAAAACCATGTTCAACATAGTGTCTTATAAACAATGCTGAATCATGTATATCGCTTCGTACTTCCTCTGCTGATATGTGGATATTTGTTTTGTTTTTCTCAATGAAATCTAATGCTTCTTTGCTGTAAATTTCGCCTGCTAAATGTTTTGGTAAATATTTATCCAAATAAAAAGCAGATGCAAGCCTCATGTCATCTACTTGCCAATCTGGTGCATAAGCAAATCCAAATTCTTCTTCACAGTCCTTACACATTAGTCCATCCTTGTAATAAAGTATCCATTCGCTGTAGGTAATGCGGTGATTGCGTATGGATAAAAGTATACATCACCATCTTTTGTTTTCATTTTACCTACCCATGACAAGTCTCCGTCTTCTTCATAAGGGCTGCGGTAGTTTCCATCAGGTAATACTTCACCCTCAACTTTATATAGACTACCAAAACCATAACTAGATTCCATGTGTTCCACCAGGTCTTCACCACCTAGCAGGTTGTATTCAACAACCCAATGAGGCAACAAGCCTAGCCATTCAATAAGATGTTCTCTTGGTGCATCATATTCTTTTATGTTAAGTTCAAGTCTCATTTTACTACTCCTGTGTTAAGTTCAAGTCTCATTTTACTACTCCTAGTTCAACGACTTCAAAGACTTCTTCTTCTTCATAACCTGCATTTAATCCATTGCCTGTCATGACTTCATTCGATGGGTCATAGTTCCCTTCTTCCACCATCATCTGTGCTTCTTCTTTATTTTCGGCTTGTACTCTAATGATAGAATAGCCACGCCATTGTGTGTAAACTTCAAACTCTTTCATGATTCGTCTCCATAGTATTGGTCAGGTGTAGGTATCCATTTTCCTGCCTGTTTACGAAACCATATCGGTTGAATTGTTTTATCTTTATCATACACGATTGCAATGGTTTCGTCAAGATGCAAACCTTCATAATCTCCATCATCTACATAGTGATAGAAAGGTTTCTTTGTATATTCAAAGGCTTGCGTATCTAGTTTGTTGTCATTATTAATGTAGTCAACATAGATAATATTAGTCATGTTTACGCTCTCTCAAATGTTCAAGTTCAATACCATCTGCAAGATATGAATAGTCATAGTTATCCACATCAAATAGTTTTACTGTGCCATCTTCGTTTGTTATTGGTTCATCAGTGTCTGTATCAATAACCCAAAAGGTTAAATCCCATACGCCAATGGTGTATGATTTGCTTGCTTCAAACATTATACAATCTCCTAATCGCAAGAATCCAAACGAGACATCATCGCCACCCAAGGTTTCTCAGAGTGCGGCAGTTCATATCTTCGCTGTACTCTTGTGTCATAACCTTGGTATGGATAACGATATTCATAAGACTTTATCATTCTGTCTAGTTCTTCTTCGGTGTCAGCCTGTAGTAGTTCGTGTATTGACTTAGGCATATTCCATTCCTTTCATAATATGAGTGATGACATCAACTGTCCATCCATTACCCAGCATCTTATAGCGTTGTGTATTTGACACGCCTTCGGTGTATCCATCAGGCACAGTCTGTAATCGCTCACATTCTACTGGGTAGAGATGCCGCCATACACCACAGAAACTATCATCACTAAACACCAACTGTCTTCGGTGTTTTTCAAAGTATGATTTGAGATTGCCACCCTTGAAATAGTTTGCATCTAGGCAATGCGCCTTGTCTCTGTCTACATAGCCATCCTCAAGAATGTCCTGCAGTTTGATGCCCTTATCTTCTGGCAATCCATCCATGGGAATGTTTGTCCAATACAAACGCTTGCGGTTCTGTGCCGATACAAGACTACTATTAATCTCGACAGGCTCGACACCTAGATATTCGCTGATAATCTCTTGGCTTTCTTTCTTCATGCGGACATTCTCAAGCAGAAAATATTTAGGCTTACATTCTTTTAGCAATCGCACAAACTCAAAGAATAACTTACTTCGAGGGTCATCGAAGTTCAACTGATTACCAGCAAACGAGAAGCCTTGACATGGCGAACCACCAATGAGCAGGTCAATCTTTACGCCATCAAATGATTCAGGCCACCACACATCACGCACATCGCCAAGATGAATAGTGTCAGGATAGTTCTTCTTTGCTATCTGTATGGCGTATTTATCAATCTCCGCCGCAAAATAAAATCCTGGTTGAATACCTAGTTTGTCAAGAGCAATTCTGCCACATGACATACCATCAAACAAACTCAGCACATTCATTATCTGTATCCTTTCCATAGAGTTCATCAGATTGTTCCTGTGTCAAGTCAAACCTGCCACATGGTGATTTTGTTCTGTTGGTAATCCATATACCTTCAAATTCAAAGCCATCATCATCATCCTTCATGACACATCCTTTCTGTTTTGGTTAGCGGTGTGTTTATTGTGACAAGGTTTGCACAAAATGCGGCATTTGTCAATCTCTTTCTGTATTAACTGCCACCCATAACCACCCATATCACAGACATTATATTGTTTTGTTGATGGGTCAATGTGGTCAAAGTCTAGCAACTGTGCCATGTGTTTACGATATTTCTTTGGAAACTTATGTGTTCCAAAACCACATCGCTCACAACCCAAGCCAAGTTTAATGTCATCAAGTTTAGCCTTATGCTTCATGCGAACATTGGCTGATGCCTCTTTCTTTTTCTTTACTGACTTTATATATTGTTTGACAGTCCGCCAATCAAGATAACGAATACCTTTATATTTGCGGATGCCCCACAATATCATTCCATCTTCACGCACATAGCCACGCTTGATGTGCACATTGTAATCATCAACTGTGTATTCCATTTTTAATGTCCTACTCTATGAAGGCAAAGCCACCGCCATTACCTTCTGGGTCACAAGAGATTACAAGGTCAACCTCTTCGCCTTTGTCGTTCTTTAACATATAGATAGGCCAGCCTTCGTCATTGCCGTATTCGTCACACTCAAAGCGAAACCCTACTATATGAAACCCAATCAACTGTCTATAATGTTCAAGCATTATGCAACATCCTTTCCGAATAGTCGTTTAGCGGTATCGTCACCAATCTTATATCTGCCACCATTACCGCCAATGTCTAACTTCTCAACAATCCATGGCTGTTTTCTTGCTCTTGTGTTGTATCCGACAAGAGTATATTTGTCACCGCGAATTGTTCCAATCTTATTGATGTCAAGACCATACCATTCTGCGTGGCGTTCTAATTCTCTTTCGGCTTTTGGTTTAGCATCAGCATGGCGGATGACAACCTTAAAGGTTACATCGAAATCATTGAAACTAGCATTGCCAATTTCAATATCAAAACCATTGATGCCATGACTAGCAAAGATTGTTTCTAATTCTTTGCGAAGATGTTTTGCTGTTTGTCTATCCATAATTATTCCCCTTTCAGAATACCATTGCGGATTAAGATTTCTTTGGCTTCGACTGCATATTCTATTTGCATTTCAGCAAACCTTTCATCAGAAATTTGTTTGCCTCTCGAATGTTGATACAACATTTCTTCTGCAATGTCATACATCAACATTAAAAATTGGTCAACTGGAATTGTTGTTGTATGACCATGCGGTGTTGTTGTGTCGATGCGTTCCATGTCTTAGCCTCCATTGGTTAATACAAATACCATTACTGGCAACACAATCTGTAATACTATAATTATTTCCATTTGTCAATACCTTTCTCCAGGAAATTCCTGGTTGAAAATGCTGCAGGTTTTTTATTTTATCAGCAACATTTACATTCTCTTACAGGTTTTCCATTCCTGCAAACATCATCATCATCCCAATAGCCATCACAATTCCATGCCGTAAGATTACCGCTTTGGAATTGTTGCAAGACTGTTTTCAATTCTGCCGTATCTTTTATTATTACAGGATTACTGAAATATACAGTCTTACCATTCTTCAATTTTCGTGATGGTAATGTTTCCAAATATCCAAATTCATCGCCTATTGATAGATGAAAATCATCTGACCATGATGCTTTTATCTTTATTACTGCCATGATTATACCCCCATTGCGCTTGCGTGTAATTCTGATACATGATAACCATTGCGGAATTTATTTGGGTTTTTCTCCGCCAGATAGTCGCACCATGAATCCCATAGATATTCACATCCGCCTAATTTATTGCAAGTCTCAATATATAATTCAGCCTTGCGCTTCATTAGAGCATATGTTGCATTGGCACCATATTTGAATGTTAACGCTGATAATCCAAATCGGCGTAGGTTATGCAAGTCTAAGCATCCTATTTCGCCTATTACTAATTGAATTACAAACCCAGCCTTGACTAATCCAAGACTAGGACAAGATGCGACTATCAATAGCAATTCCGATAATTCCATTTTGCCGTCAAGATAGGAAAGAAAAGACTTATGAATATCTTTACGATTCCGCAAGATATATTTATAGGCATCATGTTTCATGCCCCATAAATATTTAGATTCGATGCCATTGTGTTCAACATCTAACATCATTGTTTCAATGTTAAACCATGGTTGCTGAATTGACAATATGACCATTGTCATAACCTTGCCAAGCATTTTGCCAGACTTGTCGTTGATTGCCGCCTGGCTGATTTTAGTCTGATGATTTTGAAACATAGCGTTTTCCCTTTCAAGATTAGACTAGGCTTGCAATGATATTTTATTAATACCATTGCAGAGCATAGATTGTCAACCTGCAAAATGATAGAATTTTTTATAATTCCAAGGCTTTTCAGTCGCTAGATAAACCTTGCCCATATTACGAATAAAGCATGATTTACCATTGCGAGTATTCCAGCCATGGGACTTTTTACGAATCCGCAAAATCCCCTTTTTACCTAGGAAATTAAAACGAAAGCCTTTAGTCCCATCATTAAGTGGTTTTGTTGCGAGAATTACAAACATAGTCTAGTCTCCATGTTGAGAGATGCCTGGCCGAGTTTCGGCAGCAGGTTCTTGCACCATTGCAAGCCTAGTCTAATCTTTCCCATCGTCTAGGCGAGGTATCCACCATCAAGCCTAGTGTCAATTTCTTGACAATATGTTATTTATATAATGCCTCTCTTATTACCTCGTTGAACTTATTTTCCCGATATTCATATTTTGTGTTTTGGCAAACCCTGCCAGCGTGCCTAGCCCACCATGATGAATTATTGGTTATGGCTGGTATGTTGTGAGATTGACGCAAGAGCCTATCTTGTTGTCTCTCTCTTTTTCCTAGTCTTTTTTGCCTTGCCATTTTCTTAACCTCTTTTGATATTGTCTTTATGGTTTATCATAGGTTTTTTAGATTGTCAACAAGAAAAATAACTTTTTTTCATTTTTTTTTTGTTGTCTCAAAAACCTTAAAACCTCAACAATAGTTAATCATTAATTAGGTTATTGCATAATCTTTTTTGATTGTCAACACAAAAAAACAAGAAAAAGAAAAAAAATATGATGAAGCCTAGCAAGGTATATATAATAAGGTATGATATTGATAGTGTTGCAAAAATGCAGCACGACTGTTACATAAATGTCACAATAATAAAATCCCTGAGTGGAATATAACTTATTTAGTCATCACTAATCTAATTAGACGATGCTAAGAAAGTTAGGCCAGGCTAACATTGTTAGGGGAGGGGAGGATAGTTAGGCAAAACTAAAAAAGTTAGACGGGGCTAACATTGTGTGATTGATATAATATAATAAGGTAAAACAAAACCTGTCAAATTTTTGACTTGACAAATTCCAGGAATTGTGAAACACCACCAGCAGCGTCAAATTTTTGACATTGACATTTTTCTGAGAATATGATAGTCTATAAGGTTGACCCCTACCAAAAAAAATTGTCAGCATTTAATATATATAAAGGGGGGTGACACATATTTGCAAAAATAAGAGGTTCCTAATCAATAAGGAATCCCTTACTTTTTCTTAGAATTGTAGAGAAATTTAAAATACTCTGCATCTGCACCATACTCAGTTTTTGCCCATTTATCTATGGCATCCTTTGATGGGGCATGGTAGAAATTTAGAAAACAATTAGATAATTTTTTTAATAACTGTGACATTTTTGCAACACTCCGAACATAAAAAAAACCTGTTCTTAGCGTTCCTAATAAACACAGGGAGGACAGGCAGGGGGCTATATAGATTTGTAAAGACTATTAAGATGTAACAAACTTGTAACAAGTTTATTAAGGTTTGTTACAAGTTTTATATAGTTTGTTACAAGTTATTTAGAACTTGTTACAAGTTTTATTTTTCTTGTTATTATCTCTTATTATCTTTATATAGAGATTATAACATTTACTTGCATACTTGTCAATAGCCTGTTATAATTTTTTTTATAGTGTGACAATTATGTCACAATAAAAGGATAACCAAAATGCTTCAAGCACTTGTATTGGTTTGTTTCATAGATAATTCTTGTATTCAGTTGTCAGATAATAGAGGTTTGTTACAGAATGAAACATCTTGTAAAGCAAGAGTAGCAGAAATGATAATTGACTTTGTGTCAGCACGTGTCACACCTCCTGTCATCTCCATACAGTATGTATGTCAGAAATCAAAAGGAACAAATACATAAATGTTGAATAATAGTTTGAACGAACTCCCAGAACTTTCTGGTGTGTCAACGTATATTAACTTACGAGACAATCTAAAACTATATAACGACACCAAAGCAAAAACAGATTTCTTGACATTTGTTAAGATATTTGCACCTACCATTGTATCTGATTTTAAGATGGGCAGACACATTGAATTGTTATGTGACAAACTCCAAGGAGTAGTAGAAGGAAGAACAAAACGATTAATGGTGTTTTTACCACCACGTTCTTCCAAGTCAGTAATCTGTAGCAAATTGTTTCCAGCATGGTACATTGGTAACTTTGCTAACCATGAGATTATGTCTGTATCACACTCTGACCAACTTGCAAGTGACTTTGGTCGAACAGTCCGTGACATTGTAAACACTGAACGGTTTCAAAAGATTTTTAAAGGTGTGTCTTTGCGTAGTGACGTAAAGGCAGCAGGTAAATGGAAGACAAACAAGAATGGTTCTTATTATGCAGCAGGTGTTCGCAGTCAGGTAGCAGGTCGTGGTGCGCACGTTGCGCTTCTTGATGACGTTATGTCGGAAGAGGACAGTTTTAGTGAAGCAGGTCGTAGATATATCAAGGAATGGTATCCTGCAGGCTTGCGTACTCGTATCATGCCGAACGGAGCCATCATTATTATCAACACAAGATACCATTATGATGACCTTTGTGGTTGGCTTTTAAAGCAGGAATCAGTAGTAGAAGAAACAACCAACCCCTGGGAAGTTATTTCGATACCTGCCTGGCTTGATGAAGTCGCGGCGGAGTTGCTAGACCTCCCAGTTGGTACGTCATATTTTCCAGAATGGAAGCCAGATGAAGTTCTAAGGGTAGACGAGCAAGAAATCAGAGCAACAAACGGTGCGAGATACTGGAACTCTCTGTATATGCAGGACCCATCGCCTGATGATGGCGGTATTATTAAGAAAAGATGGTTCAAATGGTGGGAATATGAAGACCCTCCGTCTTGTGACTTCATAATTCAGACCTATGATACAGCATTTAGTACAAGACGTACTGCCGATTACAGTGTCATTCAGACGTGGGGCATCTTTTCTAACTATGAAAAGGACGAATATGGTGGTGAAACCTTTACGTCAAACCTGATACTGCTTGGTAATGTCAGGGGAAGGTTTGAATATCCAGAGTTACGCAGGTTAGCCCAAGAACTTTACCAAGATTATCGGCCTGACGTGTGTATTATTGAGAAAAAAGCCTCTGGTCAGTCTTTGATTCAGGATATGCGCAGGGCAGGCTTGCCTGTTCTGGATTATTTACCAGACAGAGACAAGGTTGCTCGTGTATATGCGTCAACTCCCATGATGGAATCAGGGCGTGTATGGCTACCAAAGGACAGACAATACGCAGATGACCTATACGATGAGTGTATGTCATTTCCAAACGGCGCACACGATGACCAAGTAGACTGTATGACAATGGCAATCCACTATATGAAAGATAGTTGGAACTTGCTACACCCAGAAGACCCTAATTGGGAAGATGATGTCAACCCAAGAAAGCAAAAGAGGGTTGCGTACTGGCGCACATAGATGTATAATAAGAAAATCAGTACACATAAATTGATAGGACACGTAAATAAATGGCAACTGAACGAAATCCGTATGACCAAATTCCTGTAGGGAATAATGTTATTCAACTGGATGTTGAACGAGACACCACACCAGACAATGTAAGCATCGAAATAGACCCCGATACTGGCGAAGTAGAGGTTGAGTTTGGCGATGTAGACATTGAGATGTCTGACGAAGGTGTAGAGATTGACATCAATGATGGTTTCTATGAAAACCTTGCAGAGAAACTGGACGAAGACCAACTTATTGAAATCGGCATTGAAGTCTATGACAAGTTTGAAGCAGATAAAGATTCTCGCTCCGAATGGGAATCTATGTTTGAACGTGGCTTTGATTTGCTTGGTTTAAAACTTGAAGAAACAACAGAGCCTTTTGAAGGCGCAGCAACTGCAGTACATCCTCTCCTTATTGAATCTGCAGTAAAGTTTCAATCACGTGCATCACAAGAACTCTTTCCTGCATCTGGTCCTGTAAAGGCTCAGATTCTAGGTGACGTTACAGAACAGCGTCAGAAACAGGCTAACCGTGTTCAGAACTTTATGAACTATCAGTTGACTGAGCAGATGCCTGAATACTTTGACGAGTTTGAACGGATGCTCTTCCACCTCCCACTAATTGGTTCTGCGTTTAAGAAGATTTACTATGACGCAGCAGAAGAACGCCCTGTTAGTGAGTTTGTACCCATAGACCAATTCTACGTGTCCTACTATGCCACAGACTTACGCAGGGCGGACCGATATACTCATGTGATATATCGCAGTCCGCATGAACTGTACAGGCAGATTGAAGCAGGTATGTATACTGACATTGACCTGCCAAAGCCATATCAGCCTGAACAGTCAGCCCTTACAGAGAAAATGGATACAGTTTTAGGTTTGTCTCCAACAGGTGACAATGACCCACAGTATGTACTGTTGGAACAACATTGCTATCTTGACATTGAAGACCATGGCTATGCCTGCCCATACATTGTAACCATTGAAGAACAATCGCGTAAGGTCTTAGCAATTCGCCGTAACTGGAATGAAGAAGACAAGACAAAGAAAAAGAAAATGTTCTTTACGCATTATCGCTTTGTTCCTGGCTTTGGTTTCTATGGTCTTGGTCTCATTCACTTCCTTGGTAACCTCACAATGTCTGCAACTGCAGCACTGCGTAATCTGATTGATGCAGGTCAATTTGCAAACCTTCCTGGTGGTTTCAAAGCCAAAGGTGTTCGCATTGTAGGTGACAATGACCCTATTGCCCCTGGCGAGTTTAAAGAAGTAGAAGCAACTGGCATGGACTTAACCAAGTCTATTGTACCTTTGCCATACAAAGAACCTTCTGCCACACTTTTCCAAATGCTTACATTTATCTCTGGTGCAGGTCAAAAGTTTGCAGACACAACTGAACAGGTTATTGCAGACGGTTCCAACTATGGTCCTGTAGGTACAACCATGGCATTGCTTGAAGCATCCAGCAAGTTCTTTAGCGCAATCCATAAGCGACTGCACAAAGCACAGAAGGATGAGTTTAAGATTCTGGCTCGTATTAACTATGAGAGCCTACCGAACAAGTACCCCTACGATGTCCCTGGCACTTCAGAGAACGTATTCCGCAGAGACTTTGATGGTCGTGTAGATGTCATTCCTGTAAGTGACCCCAACATTCCTTCGTCTGCACATCGTTTGATGATGACACAGATGGCAATGCAGTTGGCACAGACTGCACCTCCTGGAATGTTTAACATGGAAGAACTAAATCGCACTCTTCTCAATGCGGCTAACATTCCTAACCTTGATAAGATTCTGCCTGATAAACTTGCAGCACAACCTCTTGACCCTGTATCAGATATTGAAGCAGCAGTTAAAGGCTTACCTATCAAAGCCTTTGCAGGTCAGAACCATGATGCACATATTCAGGTCAAGACAATGTACTTGCAAGACCCAATGAATGGTGCAAACCCAATCATGCAACGAATTGCTCCTGTACTGCAAGCCAACATTCAAGAACATATGGTTATGAAGTACGAAGAGCAAGTTAATGGTTTGACACGTCAGATGATGTCTCAGGCTCCACAGGGTGACCCGAATCTGCAGAACCCAATGGTTATCGAACAAGTTATGGCACAGGCTGCACAACAAGTCATGATGGCTAACCAAGCCGCTATGCAAGGTGGTCCTACTCCTGAACAGGCAATGGTTCAGATGGAAGCCAAGCGTCTTGACATTGAACAGCAAAAGGTTCAAGCACAACTTGCTAAAGAATCTGTTGAAGGCGCACTCAAGCAACGTGACCTTGACATTAAAGAACAGAAACTGGCACTGGATGCTTACAAGATTGGTGCAGAGAATACTCTCCGTGCTGACGAAAAAGAAGCAGACCGCAACAATAAACGTGCAATTGAGGCTCTCAAACTTATTGCTGACCTGATTAAGACACAAGAAAACATTGACCAGCAAGAAGCAATGAAGGCTGCAGACATTCTTACTAAGATGTTAATTGAAGGGAGCAAGCAAAGTGGCACTCAGTAAACTTGTAAAACTTGCTATGAAGTCAGGTGCAAAGCAAACTGCAAAGAAAGCAGCACCTAAAGCAGTTAAACAAGCACGTGAGGGTTTAGCTTCTCTTGCTAATATGAGTGAGAAGCAGACAGCCGCAGTAAAGGTTTCTGATGAACTTTTAGAAAATACACAAAAAGTTAAGGTTCATGATTATGAGCCACCACAAAAAACTATCAAGGCTTATAAACTTTTTAGAGTTGGTAAAGACGGACAACTATATCCACTTTTTGTTAATGCAAAAGAACCTGTTCCAATTGGTAAATGGTTGGAAGCAACTGCAGGTGAATTGACAGATACAGGTAAAGTAAAGTCTACTCTTGGTCCATTAGCCTATAGACCTGGATGGCACGCTGGCGACTTTCCTATCGCTACACATATTGGTGGCAAGATTGACCCTGCTACTGGTAAGCGTGTTAAAGACCCTAAGTTTAAACCTAATGTTCGTGAAGACAATCAAGTATGGGCAGAAGTAGAAATGCCAGCAGATGTTGATTGGCAATCTGTAGCAAATCAAAGAGCTAGAATTAAAAAAGATGGTACACCTGATATGAAGACTGCACATATTACTGACCAACTTCCTAAACGTGGACATTACCGATATAAAACAAATCCTAATATGACAGGTAACTGGATTATTAGCGGTGAGATGAAAGTCAATCGCGTTCTTTCTGATGCAGAGGTTAGGGCTATTAATGCTGAAGCAGGGTTGGCAGACCTTCCACGCATATCAGAAATTGTTCAAAAAAAATCAGGTGGACGCATAGAACGTAACCCTTATGGTACTAATTACCAGAAACTAATCTAATGTTATATGAAGAAATAGATAAGATGCTTGTAAAAGAAATCGAGTCTCTAAAAAATTCGCTTGCATCTGGAACGGCTTCGGATTATCATACGTATACAAACTTGGTAGGAAGAATACAAGGGCTTGAATTTGCTCGTGTTGAAATCAAAAGTTTGGTAAACAAAATGATATATGAAGACGATGAGGAGTAAAAATGCAAGCAGTCGCTATGGACAAAGCAATGAAGAATGACGAATGGATTACTGCTGGTGAAGCACCAGACCCTGAAGTCCTTCCTCGTATCCCAGGTTATCACCTATTGGTGCGGCCCGTATCCGTTAAGAAAGAAACAAAAGGCGGTATCATTCTACCAGATTCTACTGTAAATGATATTGCCTATCTTACCACTGTAGGTAAAGTTCTTGCAATTGGTGAAACAGCGTATGAAGATGAAGACAAGTTTCCGAAAGGTCCTTGGTGTTCTGTTGGAGATTATGTCTGTTACGGAAAACATTCAGGCCAAAAGTTTTTTTATAAGGGAGTAAGGCTTATCCTTCTCTTTGATGACCAGATTTCTATGGTTATCTCAGACCCTAAAGAACTAGACCCTACATTTAATCTGTCAAATTAATGACACTGACTATTGTATATACACAATTTTTAGTGTAATATAATAATCAAGCGTAACTCGTCAGGTATCGCAACTGACGTAAAAGGAGAAAAATATGTCTGATGAATGGACAACGGTAAATACCTCAACCGTAAAAGAGGACGAAGAAAAGGTAGAGTTTGAAATTGAAAACCAATCTCAACCTGAAGAACCTGAACTAGACTTTGAGGATACTGATAATGTTTCGGAACAAACCGCAAAGCAAGGGCAGGAAGAAGAAACTGAAGAAAAAGAATCTGGCGCACAGAAACGTATTCGCCAACTGGTTCGACAGCGTAAAGAACGTGAGCAGCAAATTGCTGAATTGCAGAAACGCCAAGAAGAACTAGAGCAGCGTTTAAAAGCAAAAGAAGAAGAGTACAATAAAAGTCTAAAAGAAACTCTTGATTCTAATGAACGTCAGATTGGTGACAGGTTGGAACTTGCTAAGAAAGCCTATCGCCAAGCCGTAGAAAGCGGTGATGCCGACCAGATGCTTGCAGCACAAGAGGCAATGTCAAATGCTCAGTTTGAATCAGCACAGATTAAACAGAGCCAAGATGCTTACAACAGGTATCAACAAGAACTTGAATTAGAAGCACAACGCCGACAGCAAACTCAACAGCAAGCACAAGAGGCTTATGACCCTAAAGCCATTGCATGGGCAGGGCGTAATCCTTGGTTTGGACAGGACCAAATTCTTACTCAGGCTGCATTGCAAATTGATGCAGGCATGAAGGACGAAGGTTATGACCCTTCTGACGATGAGTATTACGAAGAAATTGACAAACGTCTACAGGCAACATTCCCCAATCGGTTTGAACCCTCGCAGACGCAAGCACGGACTGAAGCACCGACCAATGCTTCTCAGGTTGTAGCAGGAGCGTCACGCACTCCCAACCCTAGTTCTGGACGTAAGGTTAAATTGTCTCAAGAAGATGTGCGCCTTGCTGAGAAATGGGGGATACCACTTGAACAGTACGCAGCCGAAAAGCTAAAAGTAGAAAAAGCAGACGGTGAATACACCAACATTAATCAGCGTGGAGGTTATTAAAATGACACGAAACACAACATCACGTAATGCAGAGGCTCGTGAACTCAACACAAGAGAAGCAGATTACGAATATCGTGAACCAAATCTTCTTGATATTCCTGATTCATTAGAAAACCGTTTCCTAGACCAAGGCTTGAAACTGCGGTGGATTCGGGTTCTACAAAAAGGACAGGATGACTATCAAAACGTAGGCAAGCGTATTGCTGAAGGCTGGGAATTTGTTTCAGTGGATGAGGTTCCTGAACTAGCGCATACTTCTTTCGTGAGAGAAGAAGGACGATACACAGGTGCGGTCTGTCGTGGAGACCTGGCTCTTGCTAAGATGCCATTGAAAAAAGCACAGAATCGTCAGGCATATTTTGAAAATCAAAGCCGTGAAATGGTTGATGCAGTTAATGCACAACTTATGGGGCAGAATGATTCTCGTATGCCAATTCGCAACAATAGTAAAACACAAGTTACTAAGGGGCGAACCGCAAAATTCCAAGACTAAATTGGATAGGGTCGGAACTTAGTAAGTGTCATATTTAATCTTTTAGGAGGAAAACAATGACTACATCTAAATCACTGTTTGGCTTCCGACCTTCTCGCAAGCGGGGTAGCAACGTAAACAATGATGCTCAAAACGAGTATCCAATTGCTTCAGGCTACGCTGCCAACATCTTCACTGGAGATTTGGTCCGCATTAATGCAGGGAAAGTCCAAGTCATTACTACTGCTACTGAGGTAGCACAAGGTGTGTTCATGGGTTGCCGTTACGTAGCAAACGGTGAGCAAAAGTTTAGCAAGTACTGGCCTGCTTCAACTTCTGCTACTGATGCTTATGCTATGGTAGCTGATGATGCACGTGCTGTTTTTGAAGTACAAGCTGACGCATCTGTAACTGTTGGTGACCTTTACGGTTCACAGAACTTTGCAGTTACTCTTGGCTCTGGTTCTACCTTTACAGGTATGTCAGGTCACGGTGTTCAGGCTGCTGGTCGTAGCTCAACCATTGCTATGGTTCGTGCGCTTGACCCAGTAAATGAGCCAGGTAACGATGTTGACAGTGCAACTGAACGTGCATATCTTAAAATGAATGTACGCTTGGTACAGCATACTGACAACTTCCATGACGCAATCGTAACTGCACCAGTTTCTGGTGGTTCCTCTGCGTTTTAATTGAAAGGGAGAATGAAAAATGGCTATTAATCGCGCAAGTATCGCAAAAGAGCTGCTCCCTGGTCTCAATGCCGTCTTCGGTATGGAGTATGGGGAAGTTGCTGACGAACACGCACCACTGTTTGACGTAGAAAACTCAGACCGTGCGTTTGAAGAAGAAGTGCTTTTCACAGGCTTCGGCACTGCACCTGTTAAAGGTGAAGGTTCTGCTGTATCCTATGACGATGCACAAGAGAGCTACACTGCTCGCTACACACACGAAACCGTTGCACTGGCTTTTGCAGTGACCGAAGAGGCAATGGAAGACAACCTCTACGACACCTTCGCAAAACTCCGCGCACGTGGTCTCGCTCGTGCCATGGCGAACACCAAGCAGGTTAAGGCTGCAGACGTTTTCAATAACGGCTTTAGTTCTTCCTACGTAGGTGGTGACGGTGTTGCACTGTTCTCTGCCTCGCACCCAACCATTGGTGCAGGTACTCAGTCAAACTACATTGGTGCGACTGACCTGTCTGAAGCAGCATTGGAATCTGCACTGATTTCAGTCTCTAAGGCTAAAGATGACCGTGGGATTCTAATTGGCCTGCAAGCAAAGTCCTTGCACGTACCTTCAGACTTGGCATTTACTGCTGACCAGATTCTAAACAGCACGATGTCAACCACCATTGGCGTAAACCCAAGTACCAGCACTAACGGTGCTACCAACGTCAATGACATCAACTCCATCCGTAACCAAGGTCTGGTACCTGGTGGCTTCTTTGTAAACCGCCGCTTTACCGATACCAATGCTTGGTTCCTCAAGACGGACTGCCCTAACGGTGCAAAGATGTTTGTTCGCGCACCTCTGCAGACCAAGATGGAGCCTGACTTCGACACTGGTAACCTCCGCTTTAAAGCACGTGAGCGTTACTCATTCGGTTGGTCAGACTGGCGTAGCTTCTACGGTTCCGCAGGTTCCTAAGACTAACGTCTACAAAATCTAAAAAAAATTGAGGGGTACACTTTTGTATCCCTCTTTTTTTGTGTATAATATAAAGATAGTCAACAACTAACTAACAAGGATGAACTATGGCTACAAATATTCGACAAGGGTTTGTTACAGGCAGCGGTGCTGTTCTTGACACAACCACTAACACAACTGTTGCTGATACACGAATTAAAGGTATTACCTATTCAGGCATTGGTACATTTACAATTACTGGCAGTCAAACTGACGAGCATGGCAATACAAATGGTAACAACATTAAATTTGTTGCAACCACTGTAGTAGATGCAGGTGACATCATGATTCCAGATTATGGCATTAAAACCTATGGTGTCGTAAAAGTTTCTGCCCCAACCTCAACCGCAACAGTAGCAATTTATTATGGCTAATTATACTTATCTTGTGGATGATATTTCACAAGCCACAGAAAATGATGGAACAGAGTTTCTTGCTTATATTCCCAAGATGGTAAATAGAGCAGAGGAACGTCTTACTCGTGACCTAGACGATTATGGTTTGGTTACGTATACATCTGTGGCTGTGTCTTCAGGAGTAAATCAGGTTACTCTACCATCTGGCACACGCATTGTTAAGAATTTAAACATTGTGTCCAATGGCACACGAATCAATCTACTGCAAAGAACAGATGAATATATTCGAGATTACTGGCCTGTAAGCGCAAGCACAGGTACACCAGAATATTATGCAAGACGTGATAACACAACTGTTCTGATTGCTCCTACACCAGTTTCAACATTTAACGGTGAGGTGGTACATATCTCAAGACCTACCACATTGGCTTCGGCTACACCTAATAACTATTTTTCAGACTTTTGCTATGATGCGTTGTTTAATGCCTGTATGGTTGAAGCAATGGTCTTTATGAAAAACTACAACGCAATTCAACTTTTTGAACAACGGTATCAAGAAGCATTAAATACTTTAAAAAATCAAGCAAGACGCACACGTAGGGATGATATGCAAATGCCATCTAGCCCTGCAGGTGCAGATAACAATCTAATAGTAGGAGCAAATTAAAATGGCTTATAAAGTAAAAAGTGGTGACACTCTGTCACAAATTGCAAAAAAGAATGGAACAACTATCCAAGCCCTTCTTGCGGCAAACCCAGACATTAAGAACGCTAACATGATTCGTGTTGGTCAATCTATCAAGATGCCAAAGGCTGGTAGCGTTCCTGGCAATACCAAAGGCAGTCCTTATGGTCGTATGTCTCAAACGATGATGAATATGTTGAAAGGCACTAAAGGTCAGCAGGAAACAGTAACCTCTGCTCTTCGCCGTGAGGTAAAAGATTCAGGTGCGCAAACTACACCTACACCTAAGAAGGCTAAAGAAACCATCGAAAAGAAAACTGGAATGGAAGCACTAAAAGAACGTGCTAAAAAACGTATGCCCAAGAAGAAACCATCTTCAAACTCTGGTAGCATGAGTGGTCTTCGTGCAGGTGACGTTGCTGCTAAACGTGGTGGTTCACTTTCTAGCAAACAAAAGAAAATGATTAATACTATGGCTGGTAAAACAGTTGTTAAAAAAGGTGGTATGGTTAAACGCAACATGGGCGGTAAAGTTGGTTGCGGTGCAGCCATGCGAGGTTATGGAGCAGTAAGGGGTAAATAAAATGGCTAAAGATAAAAAGCAATCTGAACAAGACCGTGAATACGAAGAACTCATGAAAGAACTTCAGGACGCTCAAGATGACAAGTTTCTTCTTGACCCTGACTTTGATGAGCTGAGTTACGCATATGGCGGTAAGATTATGAAAAAGTCTTACGGTGGAAAGATGCGTGGCTACGGCAAAGCACGTTCTCGTAGGCCATAGTCATGGCATTAAAATCAGGTAAATCGGCTAAAACAGTTAGCAAGAATATTCGCACACTTAAAAAAGAGGGCAAACCTCAAAAGCAAGCGATTGCTATTGCACTGTCTAAGGCTGGTAAATCTAAAAACACTGTTAAGAAATCTAAAGGCAGTAGTGTTAATAAAGCAGGTAACTATACCAAACCTACCATGCGTAAGCGTTTGTTTGAAAGCATTAAGGCTGGCGGTAAGGGTGGTAAACCTGGTCAATGGTCTGCACGTAAAGCACAGATGCTGGCTAAACAGTATAAAGAAAAAGGTGGGAGTTATACAAGTTAATGATATGCTCCACGTCTTCCTCTTACTTGTTTACATCGGAACTGGAGAAAGCCGTTACCTCGTTAGTGGAGATATGTATTTCAGGAGTGTTACGGATTGTAACTTCTTTGCCTCTGAATTGTCAAGACGTTATGGAAACTACACCCATCGTGATTGGGTGGATGAACGAGACCGTGTTACCGCATATTGCGTACCTAAATACATAGAAGAAAACTCTGTAAAGGTGTACTAATGGACCCAGTGACAACAATGGCAATTGCCAGTTCAGCCTTTAGCGCACTTAAAAAAGGTTTCGCTATTGGTCGTGATATTGAATCTATGGCAGGTGACTTGTCAAGATGGATGAGTGCGTTATCTGATTTAGACCAAGCAGAGAAAGAAGCAAAGAACCCACCCATATTTAAAAAGTTATTTGCTGGTAAGTCTATCGAACAGGAAGCCATTGAAGCATTTGCTGCAAAAAAGAAAGCACAACAGCAAAGAGATGAACTTAAACAATGGATACAACTTACTATGGGCAGTAAGGCTTGGGATGAACTTATTCGTATGGAAGGCAACATCCGTACACAAAGAAAAGAGACTTTGTATAGACAAAGAGAACGCCGACAAAAGTTTATTGAATGGGTTGTAATAACATTGTCAATACTAACAGGAGCAGGTCTTCTGTTTTTACTTGTATACATGGTCAATAACAAGTAAAATATTGTATATAAAAAATTAAAGTGTTATAATAGGATAATTGCATGGGATTAAAGAAATCACAAAGGAGTTTGAAGGCTTGGACAAAACAAAAGTGGAGAACCAAAAGTGGTAAGCCATCCACGCAAGGTTCAAAAGCAACAGGCGAGCGTTATTTACCAGAAAAAGCTATCAAGGCGTTATCCGCAAAAGAATATGCGGCGACTTCAGCAGCAAAAAGAAAAGGAACTAAATCTGGAAAGCAGTTTGTTAAGCAGCCTAAAACTGTCGCAAAAAAAGTTAAACGGTATAGGAAGACAACATGAACAGTAAGTATCCTGGCGTTAAACGCCTACCAAGTGGAGGAATAGAATATCGTGGTAAAAAATTTGCTGGCTTTAATAAGCCTAGAAAATCTGACCGACCAGGCAAGAAAGGTATGGTCCTTGCTAAAGAAGGTAACAAGATTAAACTTATACATTATGGTGATTCTTCAATGGGTCACAACTATTCTGCCGCTGCTAGGAAATCATTTAAAGCACGTCATGCTAAAAACATTGCTAAAGGTAAAATGTCTGCTGCTTACTGGGCTGATAAAAAGTTGTGGGCTGGTGCTGGTGGCAGTAAGAAGGCTCCGCCTAAAACTCAAACACATAAAAAATATGGAAAAGGAAAAGCATAATGCTGATTAACCCACCTGTTGTAAGGAAAACAAAGAAAAAAGTATACAAAGACCCTAAAAAAGACCCTAACCATCCTATGAATCGTGAACTTACTGGTCCATCTGTAATGGGTCCTCGTATTGAAAAAGATTCTAAGACACGCAAACCCATTATTAAGAAAAAAGGTGGTAGGGTTGGTCAGTCAGGTCATAACAGGCTTTATTAATGGCTATAGGTCGTTCAAATATTGGGCAACAAATATTAAAGCTAGGAAAAAAGAAACGAACATATTCCCAATCTACGAACAAAAAAAACCATGGTGGGAAGAAGACTGGTACAAAAAGTAAAAGGTAAATAGTAATGGCTAGTTCAGGTACATATAACTTCTCAATGGATATTGACGAGGTTATTCAAGAAGCAACAGAAATGATTGGTGGAGAGCAGACACTTGGACATGAACCAAAGTCTGCTAGACGTTCTATTAATCTTATTCTTCAGGATTGGCAAAACCGTGGTGTAATGTTGTGGTCAATTGGAACATCTACTGTTTCTCTTACTACAAGTGTTACATCATATGCTTTTGCAAGTGCAACAGTTGATGTGCTTGAGGCAGTACATAATAGAGATAATCGTGACATTCAACTTGAACGTATCTCTATGGAAGAATATATGAAGATTCCTAACAAAGGTCAAACAGGTCGTACCACACAATATGCAATTCGTAATGGTCGTGACTATCCTACAATGTACCTTTGGCCTATTCCTGAAAATTCTACGGATACAATTAAAGTAGAAACATTTACTTATCTTCAAGATGTAAATAAATCTGCTGTAGAAACTGCAGATGTATCACGTAAGTTTCTTCCATGTCTAACTGCAGGTCTTGCTTACAATATGGCAATGAAAAGACCAGGAGTAGATGTGCAAAGAATTAGTATGCTTAAAACAGAATATGAAGAACGTATGCTTCGAGCAATGGAACAAGACAGAGAACGGACAAATCTTTACCTTAAACCAAGGATTATGGTATAATGTCCAAAGAAAAAAATGCTTTAGGTATTTGTGATGTATGTGGGTTTAGATATAAATTAAGAGATTTAAAAAAGAATAGTTATGGCTTAATGGTTTGCCCTATGGATTATGAGGGAAGGTATAATTTACAAAACCATCCTCAAAATAAAAGTCCTAGAATCGGTAATGAAAAAGTACTAAAGTATCCTTCAAGACGCTCACCAATGCCAGAAACAATAGTAACAGTTACAGATTGGTTACCAAGTTAATGGCTAGAAGTTTAAATTCAATTGTAGAATGCGATGTATGTGGTTTTGAATACAAACGCAACGTAATGAAAAAAAATAGTTATGGGATGATGGTATGTCCCAGTGACTTTGAAGGTATGTATGATTTAAAAAATCACCCACAAAACAAAAATCCTATTATTAAAAAAGAACATCATATCCTAAATGCCAGACCTGAAAATAATCTTGATAGAAATAAACTATGGGAACAGGCTACAACTAATTGGGAAGACACAGACAAGTATTGGAATTTGATTTAAATGGCTACACTTACTGGTAAAACAATTGCTAATACATATAAAGATTTGTTACAAGTTAGTAACAGTAATTCTGGTGTAGATGCAACATTACGAAATGTTCAAGATGGTGAAGGTACAAACTCTGCCTTACAAATTTCTAGTGACACAGTTAATATCAATGGTACATTCCAATTAGGTGGTGCAACTCTTACTGCTTCTGTATCTGCTCTTAATAATATTGCTGACCTTACTGGTGCTACAGGACTTGTTGCTGTAAGTGGTGGAACTGTATATGGTCGTTCAATCGCCGTAGGAAGCCCACTAAGCGTCACTAATGCTGACGGTACAGAAGGTAACCCTACAATTAATTTAGCGAATTCTGGTGTATCTGCAGGTTCTTATGGACCTATGAATACAATGACTATTGATGCTTATGGTCGTGTAACAGATGTAACAGCAACAACAACTATTTCTGCTAATGCTTTTATTGGTGGTACTCTTTCTGGTTCTTCTTTATATGTAGAAAATAATGTGTCTGTTTCTGGAACACTCGATGTTGCTGGTGCAGTAAGTATTACTGGTAATACTCAAATAGATGGAAATGTAAGTGTAGGCGGTAATATTGTAGTAGATGGAACATTTACTGTTTCAGGTACAACTAGTGTTACTGGTAAACTTTTTTCACAAAATTTAGCAACAAGTATTGTAAGTGCTACTTATCTTTATGGTGATGGTAGTAATATTACAGGACTTGCTGGCACTGGTACAATGAACGAAATTCGTTCTGGTACAGGTATCTTTTTAACAGAAAATGGTACGACAGTTACAGACTTTGATGTATCTGGAACAATTGGCATTAAGCCTAATCAATCTTTTGAAGTTGTTAGTATTACGACACTGGATATTATTAATAAACTTACAGTTGATGGTAGTGCAACATTCCCAGATGATGCAGTATTAAAATTTGGTGACAGTGATGATTTGACTATTCAACATAATGGTCTTCATTCTGTAATTAAAGAAAGTGGTACTGGTGATTTATATATTCAAAGTAATAGAATAAGATTAGCCAATACTGGTGCTGCTGATATGCTTACTCTTGCAGACGGTCAAGATGCAGAATTTCCTTTTGGTGTACAAGTAAGTGGAACAGTAAGTGCTACAGGATTTGTTGGTCCTACAATTACTTCTATTAGTAACCGTATTACAAGTGTAACTGACTATGCAACAAGCATTACTGCAGTTGTAAGTTCAACAATGGCTACAAGTATTGATAACAGCAATACAAACATCACTACAAATACAAATGCTATTACTTCTATTAATAGTGTTATTGCTGGTGTATCTAGCACATTAGCAACATCTATTAATAATACTAATACAAATCTTACTGCATTAAGTGCAACAATGGCAACTAGTATTGATAACAGCAATACTAATATTGCTGCTGTAAGTGCATTAACATCTGTTAATACCGCAGCCATTACTTCTGTTAATAGTAAGATTGCTTCAGTATCAAGCACATTAGCAACATCTATTAATAATACAAATACTAATTTGACTGCTCTTAGTGCAACAATGGCAACAAGTATTGATAACAGCAATACAAATATTACTACAAATACAAATGCTATTACTTCTATTAATAGTGTTATTGTTGGTGTATCTGCTGCATTGGCAACAAGTATTGATAATAGCAATACTAATATTACTGCTAATACAAACGCAATCACATCTATTAATAGTAATATTACTACAGTATCTGCTGCATTGGCAACAAGTATTGACAATACAAATACAAATCTTACTGCATTATCAGCAACAGTGGCTACAAGTATTAATAATACTAATACAAATCTTACTGCATTAAGTGCTACTCTTGCTACAAGTATTACTAATTCAACCAATTCTTCACTTGCTTTTGCTATTGCATTGGGTTAAAATATATAGTATAATTTTTTAATATCTAGGTGGAATTTTTATGGCAAACTCATTTAAATCAGAAACAGACACTGCAATAGGAACATCTCCTGCTACAGTCTACACCTGTCCTGCATCTACGCAAACAACAATCATTGGTTTGACTTGTGCAAATATTCACACCAGTCAGATTGAAATTGATGTTCAATTGGATGCAAGCACACGTACAAGTGGGGCAGAAGATAGTGTCTATATTATTAAGGATGCACCTATTCCTGTAGGTAGCAGCCTTGTTGTTGTTGGCGGTGAACAAAAGGTTGTGATGGAACCGGGCGATACCCTGAAGGTTACATCCAACACAGCATCTTCTGCTGACGTTGTTTTGTCTATTCTTGAGATTACGTAAGGAATATCGCTATGGGATACATCGGCGCAGGTGTTACACGATTTAATACGGCAGATGAACTGACCGTCACAGGTGATGCTGAATTTAATGGTAACGCCACCTTCGGCGACAACGACAAGGCTATCTTCGGTGCTGGCAGTGACCTTCAGGTGTTTCATTCAGGAACACACTCGTGGATAAACGAAAACGGCACTGGCAACCTTTATATTCAGTCTAGCGGTGCGGCAGTCAATATTACAAACGGCAGTAGCAGAAACCTTGCACAGTTTAACACTACGGCTGGCACTGCAACTTTGTATTATGATAACGGCACATCTTCATCTGCTAAACTCGCCACCACCTCTGGCGGCATAACTGTGTCAGGGGAAATAAGTCAAGCGGATACAAGCGCAGGTGCATATGTTGTAAATCGTTTTGAGAACTCATCTGCAACTGGTTATGTAAGTAATCAAATGCGCGTTGGCTCGTCTGGTGCTAATGGTGTAGCGGCATTTAATTATGCGCCATCAATATTTTTAGGCATTGGGATGACATCCAATGACACAACAACACCGATTGTGTTTTGGACTAACAATGCCACAAAGCGTCAGGAAATTGCCTCCAACGGCGACATCTCCTTCTACGACAGCACCGGCGTGACACAAGGCTTGTATTGGGACGCCTCCACACAGCGATTAGGGCTGGGAACTTCAAGTCCTTCTCAAGCCTTAACCGTAAATGGAAACGCTACAGTAACTGGCACTACAGGAATACAAATATCAACATTAGGTAGGTCCAGTGACAACGGGATATTACAACTAAACAATTCTGGCGGTGTAGCTAGGGTTTACCTTAACTCTAACGGTGATTCCTACTTTAACGGCGGCAATGTCGGCATCGGGACGAGTTCGCCTAGTTCCCTACTGCAAGTGGGGGATGATTCAACATCCAATAATCTTATTACTGTGGCCTCTGCAAATAACTCATTCGCTGGCATTGATATGATGGGGGATTTAGGGGCGGCAAAAGGCTTTCGTATTAAATATGAGGGTAACGGCAACTATTTTGCTGTTGAAGATAATACTTCAAGCGTTCTAACGGAGCGAATGAGGATTGATTCGTCAGGCAGGGTGCATATCAATCAAACCTCTGATTGGGCATCTTCTATGCTTTCTGCTTATGCAACTGGCGCACCTGCTTTATCTGCAAGAACAAATCAAACGAACGGAACTTGCCTTATAACCAGACATGATGGTGCTGGCACTGCCTACAATATACAGTTTTATAATGGCACTAATTTTGTCGGTAGCGTTCAAACAACTTCTTCCGCAACTTCTTATGTCACCTCATCCGACTATCGCCTCAAGGAAAACATCACCAATGCGGCTGATGCTGGTGACAAGATTGACGCAATTCAGGTGCGGCAGTTTGACTGGATAGTTGATGGCACTCATCAGGATTACGGAATGGTGGCACAGGAGCTTATGACTGTTGCACCTGAAGCTGTATCCGGCAATCCAGAAAGCGATGAGATGATGGGGGTTGATTACAGCAAACTTGTACCGATGTTAATAAAAGAAATTCAACAACTCAGAAGCCGTGTAGCGGCACTGGAAGCCAACTAAATGCGCTTGAAAGTTAGTGAAGTAAAGACAGCAACTGACCCTAGACAATGGGCTATATTTGAAAGGCAGAAACTTATACACGAACACATTGCAGAACACGGGATGGTAAATCCGATTGTTGTGAATAGCAATTACGAGTTACAATTTGGTGGATGTCGATTACAATACGCAGTTTTGAATGGATTGGAATATATTGACGTTATTATCTGCAATGACACAAAAGAAATTAATCGTCTTCAAGATGAGCAAGTTGGTTATGAATACAGTTTTTTACCAGAACATTTAATTGAAAGAAGACAATACACAGCCTGAAGGAGTAAACAATGGCAAACACCTTTAACTGGGATTTTCCCCAACTGGACACCGCCCCAACCGAAGGCGACTTGTCCGATGTCGTAAAGACAATTCACTGGCGCATGACCGCTGTCAGTGACACCGAAACCAATGCTGAAGGCCAGCCGATTTCCGTATCTGCTTACGGCACAGCCAGTGCTGGCGAAGCTGATGCAGACAACTTCACTGCGTTTGATAGCCTGACAAAAGACTGGTGCAAGGCAAAGGTGCTGGCATCGCTAGACAAGACAGAGGAAGAGATGCAAGCAACGTTGAACACCCAGATTGATACCCTTGTGAATCCACCTATTGTTGGTAAAGTTCCTGCAGGTTGGTAAGAGATATAACATAGACAAAGGAATGTAACCTATGGCATATTTAGGCAAAACACCTAGCCAAGCAGTCCGTAGTCGCTACTATTTCACTGCATCAGGCGGTGAGACTTCATTGAGTGGCACGGATGATAACGGCAATACGCTGACATTTACTGATGGCAATTACGTTGATGTATACCTCAATGGTGTTTTGCTGGTTGCTGGCACGGATTACAACACTACGACTGCCAACACTATTGGTGGTCTATCTGCTCTTGCGGCAAGCGATATTGTTGAGGTTGTAGTGTATGATACCTTTAGTGTGTTCAGTGGAAATGTATCCAGCAACTTTAGTGTTGGTGGTAATCTGACCGTCACAGGTGATGCTACGTTTGACACCAACACCCTGTATGTTGACAGCACGAATAATCGGGTCGGTATTGTAAATGCTTCACCGACAACAGCACTTGATGTGACTGGCGATATAACTGTATCCGGCGGCGTGTATGTAGGTGGCACTGGCTCAGCGAACTATCTGGATGATTATGAGGAAGGGACGTGGACGCCAGTTGCAGCAGGTGCGACCACTGCTGGAACAGGCACTTACAATTATCAGGTCGGTAGCTATGTAAAAATTGGCGATATGGTGCAAATTCAAGCTAGCATCGAATGGACAGCGCATACTGGCTCTGGTACGTTCAAACTTACAGGCCTTCCTTTCACATCCAAAAATACAGCAAACTTATTTTCTTCTTTTTCAGCTTACACAAATGAGTTGCCAATAACATCGGATTACAGAGTAATGCCGTTTATGCAATCGAATACCAGTTATATATACATTAACCAAGCGAGTGGAAGCGGTGGCGCAAGTAGCGTAAATATTGACAGTGCAGCGCAAGTTCTGCTTACAGGAACATATAGAGTTTAATCTTAACCCACTGCATAGCGGTGAGTCGGACAGTCCATAGCCAAAGGAGATAAAAATGGCACTAACAGAAGAAAGCGTAGTCGATAAGATTGAAGTGGTAGGTGACTACAACCACGTTCAGGTTCGCACCGCCACCGTTATCAAGCGTGATGGCGAAGAGATTAGCCGTTCGTTTCACCGCCACATCATTGCGGCTGGCGATGATTACAGCGGCGAAGACAGCAAGGTGCAGGGCATTTGTGCGGCTGTGCATACACAAGATGTGATTGATGCGTATCAGGCACACTTGGCATCACAAGCAGTTTAATTAGGAGATATACGAATGTCACGAGCAAGAGATTTCGCAGACCTAGCAGGAAGCGCAGATGCTGGTGGCATCACTGGCAGAAACCTCATTATCAATGGGGCGTGTGTTATTGACCAGCGCAACGGCGGTTCTGCTGTAAGTTGTGTTGCTGGGACAACAAAAGCACTTGCTGACAGGTGGAAGGCAGATATTGCTGGTGGGATAGATGGTGTATTTAGCGCACAGCAACAAACAAGTGTAGTGCCAACAGGGTTTCAGTATGCGACAAAGTTGACCGTAACCACAGTACACACGACAGCAGGAACAAGTCATTATTACAGATATTATTATGCTGGCATTGAAGGTTACGAAACTAATCAACTTGAAATTGGAAATAGCAACGCCAAAACTGTAACGATTTCTTTTTATGTCAGAAGTAGTGTAACAGGCACTTATTGCGTTGGGCTTCAAAACGCATCTGCTAACAGGTCTTATGCCGCCGAATATTCAATTAGCAGTGCTAACACTTGGGAACGCAAAGAGGTAACAATTAGCCTTGACCAGTCTGGGACTTGGAATGACACGAATGGAATTGGGTTAAGACTATTCTGGGATTTAGGTAGTGGTTCAAACTGGGATATGACAGCCGATACTTGGGCCGCAACTAACACTTGGAAGACAAGCAACCAGACTGCGTGGATTACAAACGCCAGCGCAACCTTCTACATCACAGGCGTCCAACTTGAAGTCGGCGAACAGGCCACGCCGTTTGAGCACTCAGAAAGCTATGGCGAGACTTTGGCTAAATGTCAGAGGTATTATTGTATTACAGGAACATCGGCTGGTTATATAACTCCTACAGGTGTTGGAGCATATGGTTATCTTCTTGCACCTATGTCATTCCCAGTAGAGATGCGTTCTGCGCCATCAATGACTAATACATCATTTGATGATGCTGGGACAAGCTCTTATCACGGCGCATTTCAATCTGTAACAACTTATAGGTATGTTCAAGAAATGCGAGATGCAAGTGGCAGTTTGTATGGCAAAACAATCAATACAGCAGATGCGGAGTTATAAGATATGAATGAAATGATAATTACAAATGCTGTGTATTATAATGACATCGCTGGAAATCAAGATAGCATCAAAGCCACGATTGATGGCATTGAGATGTCCGTCCCCCTAGACCCAGCCAACCGCCACTACGCCGAAATCATGCGTCAGGTTGAGGCTGGCGAACTGGTGATTGAAGAGGCTGAGTGATGGAAATATCACACCTGATTGATACACTTCTTAGCGTCATCATTGCAGGTGGTGGCTGGATTCTTGGTAGCGTTAGTGCGGAAGTCAAACGTGTTGG